AATCAAGCTCGTGTTGTTCGTGAGAATGCTTCGCTCAGTGTACAAGAAAAAGAAAAGCAACTCAACGATATCCAGTTACAAGGTGCACAGAACCAAGTTGGCATGTACGGCAATATGGCTGACGCAGCAAGTGGATTCTTCGATAAGGGCTCCACGGGTTATCAAGCAATGGCTAAAGCCGCAATGGTGCTCCACACTGCCGAAGTTGCTCTGTCCCTGATTAAAGGTGTCAATGCAATTCTGACGCAAGGTGAAGGCGATCCTTACACAGCATTTGCTCGTATGGCTGCAATGACAGCGATTGTGGCAGGGCTTGGTGTCGCAGTGACAGGCGGTGGCAGCGGAGGTAGTTTCTCCTCAGCAGACCAACAAAAGATTCAAGGCACTGGCACAGTTCTCGGCTCTCAAACAATCACAGATGGCACCAAAGTGATTCTTGTTGGTGAGAAAAGCAACTCGATTGCAAACTCTCTGAAGATTGTCGAGAAAACTTCTGGCCTCGGATTAGCTGTTCAGAATAACATGCTAACTGCAATGACTTCTCTGAATAACAATATCACAGCCTTGGCAAAGAGCATTGCAACTAGCGGCTCTCTGACAGGTGTAACTGCCCAGCCGTATTTAACAGGGATTTCTTCTGTAGTCGCTAACACTCTCGGTAAGATTCCTTTGATTGGCGGCATGATCGGCAAAATTGCAACCTCCATCTTTGGCGGCAAAGTTACTGTCGATGATACAGGTCTTCAAGTCAATAAGCAATCACTTGCACAGATTGCCGCACAAGGTGTTTCTGCAAGTCAATACACAAACACAACGAAGAGTGGAGGCTGGTTTAGCTCCGATAAGCATAATACCGATTTGTCTAAGCTTGACCCCAACACAACAGATCAATTCACGAAAGTTGTTCTGTCGATGGAAGATGCCATTAAGCAGGCGGGTGTTTCTCTCGGCGTAAGCGGTGACGCATTTAACCAAAGGTTGAATAGTTTTGTAGTGGACATTGGTAAAGTGAGCTTGAAAGGAATGAACTCCGATCAGATTCAAACCACACTGCAAAACATTTTCTCCAAGCTTGGCGATCAGATGTCGATGTTTATGTTCTCTGACTTGGCTAAGTTTCAGAAAGTTGGGGAAGGCTTGCTTGAGACAGTCTCTCGTGTTGCCAATGATCTGATGCAAGTGAACGATGTGTTCAAAGTGTTGGGCAAGACAATGCCACAAGCAGCAGCCGGTATTGCTCAAGCTGAAAAGCTGGTGGACAGTTTTGGTAGCTCGGATGCATTGACGAAAGCTGTTAAGTCTTATCAAGATGCAATCTACACGGACAACGAAAAGCTTGCCCCTGTGGTTAAATCTGTGCAGGACTCTCTCGCAGCGATGGGTCTGTCTAGCGTCAAAACGAAGGAAGACTTCAAGCTGGTTGTTGATAGTCTTGACCTCACTTCTGACTCTGGTGTTGCTCTGTTCAACAAACTGATGACTCTTGCTCCTACGTTTGGCTCTGCGATTGACGGCCTTGCTAAAGTTAATGATACCACAAAGAGTTCTATCCAAAGCGTAATCGACAAGCTGAAGCAATTCTCTGACAACATCCACAAGTTCCGCGATGGACTTGTCCTGAGTGCTTCGTCTCCTCTCACTCCGCAGCAGCAACTTGCAGCGGCAGCAAGCCAATTTGAAACAACAATCAAAAAGGCTATGGCTGGAGATGAGAATGCACAAGGGCATGTAACGGACATTGCTCAATCTTATCTGGACGCTGCACGTACGATGTTTGCGAGTAGCGATTCTTACACGGCGATTTTCCAGAAGGTTGAAGACGAGTTGGCTAAGGTGCAGGACTTCGCTGATGGTGGTGTTTCTGACGCTCAAAAGCAGCTTGACACAATGACCAATCAGTTGACAAGTTTGAATACACTGAATGGCACTGCCACAGACATTCTCAACAGCTTGAACAATTTGGTGAATGGTGCATCGCCTGCAAGCACAGCTACGAACAGCAATGCTACGAATGCCGAGTTGCTGCAAACGCTTAAAACTTTGGTAGGCACTGTTCAACAGAGTGACGCTAACAACGTCAACGCATTGCAGAATAATGCTGCGGCTACGTACGATAGTCAAGCTTCTGTTGGCAAGGCAATCGGCGAGGTCATTAAAGCTGTTATCACAACGACTAAAACTGGCGAGCTATACCAAACAGTAGAAAGGTAATAAATGGTAGATTTTGATGCATGGCTGAATAATCCTACCGTCCCGCGTATTGTGTTGGTTGAAGTTAGTGTAAAGAGTGGCGGGTCCGAAACGACCCGTTTTCTTTCTACTAGACCATACGTCACCTCTCCAACAGACACCCCTGCTAATCAATACTACGACCCAATCGTGATTGGTGGTATTCAGTACACAGAAGTGCTGGATATTGCTGGTACAGGTGGAATGTCTGGAGGTGACATTGAGGTTGCCAACTACAACGGAGAACGAGACAGTTGGTTGGATGACGTTTGGGACAACCGAAGTGTGAAAGCATGGATTGGTGATCCTAGCTGGGCACGAAGTGATTTCCAACTGATCTTCAACGGTGTGGTGGCAACCCTTACAAGCAGTTCTAGGGACACTCTGACGCTGACAATCCGGGATAAGCTTCAGCAACTCAACTCGCCTGTGACGGATGAGAAGATTGGTGGCACAGGCACTAACAAGGATAACGTGGTCAGCCTTACGTTTGGTGAGGCCCATAACGTGTCTCCGCAATTGGCACCTGTTGATCCCATCACTGGCAACACTCTGACATATCAAATACATGACGGACCTATTGAAGGTATCTTGGAGGTCAGAGATAACGGACAACCTGTCAGCGTTACAGTGAATAACGCAGCAGGAACTTTCACGCTGAATCAGGCTTCGGCTGGAGAAATTACGGCGTCTGTGCAGGGTGACAAGAACCCTACGTACGTTAACACAATCTCCAAAGTTATTCAACGACTCGTGACAGGATATGGCAACGCATTGTCTCGCTTCACGAGCGCTGACCTCGATACAACCAATCTGGCACAGTTTGACACGCAATGTTCTCAGCCAATTGGTGTGTACGCAGATGGCAATACTAACCTGCTTACACTTTGCCAAGACATTGCAGCAAGTGTTGATGCCCGTCTTGTAATGTCTCGTGCAGGGCTTATGCAGCTTATTCAAGTGAGCATTCCCGGCACTGGCACTCCTGTGGCAATTGGCCCTGCACAGATTCTTGAGAAGTCTCTGGTTATTGCGGAACGACCATTTGTTAAGGCATCTGTGATGCTTGGGTTCGACAAGAATTGGACTGTTCAGAATAATCTTCTCACAGGTATTCCAGATGCCCACAAGACGATGTTCGCAACAGAGTGGCTTACGGCCACATCGACCAACTTGCAGACTAAGGCTGATTATAAGCTGAACGATGCACCTCCGCAGACCGACACAATGCTTAAGCGCCGAACTGATGCAAACACTGAGGCGAACCGCCGTGTAGCTTTGTGGAGTGTTCCCCGTACAGTGTTTCAGTTTGAAGGCACAGCAGATTTGATTGGCTCGCTATCGCTTGGTTGTGCTGCAACAATCACTCATCCTCGTTTTGGCTTGGCTAACGGAAAAACTGGAACGATTGTCTCCCTTTCTCCTGATTGGTTTAAAGGCACAATCACAGTAAAAATTTTAGTTTAAAGGAATCAGATGGCAACAGTAATTGGAGACAGGGACGTTCTGCTGTTAGGCAGTTCTCAGCGCGCGCTAAATCCACTCGGCTCTAAGATTATTCTTGGAACGAGTGCGCCTGCATTTAAAGTAGATTCTAATGGCAATGCATTGCCTTCTTCAATCACTATTACGGCTGCTCTGATTGGTATTGCTGGCACAGTGGCTTTTACGGCAACTGGTGCAACGGTTACAGACAATCACGACAATACTGCGACTCTGGCGTATTCTAGTTTGACTGGTACGTCTTGCACTGTCACTACTTCGATCAATGTAAACGGTCAAGCTTTTACTGCAAGCGTAACACTCTCCAAAGTGACTGACGGTGCAACTGGCTCTAACGGCTCCACAGGTAATCAGTACGCCACCGTTTATCTTTACCAGTGGGCTACAAGTAAACCTGCAAATCCTAACGGGACTACGGGCTACACCTGGGCAACTGGCGTTAACAGCACGTATACTGGCACAGACCAGTGGCAGATTAACCCTACTAACCCTGGCACATCCGGCTTCCAGTTGTATGCCGCAGCAGTACAGATTACAGCGCCCGGAGGCACTGCTTCTACAGTTGTGAGCTATTCCAATGCCACAGTGATGACTTGGTCCCAAAACGGCAATAATGGAACCAACGGTGCGAATGGCGTTCAATCTACAACGGTTCAAGTATATCGTTGGGACTCTTCCACAGCACCTTCTGCTCCTGCTGGAACGGCCACATATATCTGGACAGGTGTAAATGCTGGCACATTCGGTACTGCACCGTCGGGTTGGCAAATTAATCCTGGCGTGGCGCCTTCTCAGGGCATGACCTTGTGGGCTGCACGAGTTCGTGTTACGGATTCTGCTACAAACACCTCTACAAGTTTCAACTGGACTGACAGTGCAATTATTGCAGTTGGTGGCTCTGGCTCCAATGGTGCAGCAGGTGCATCTGGCGCTTCGTATGTCACAGCCTACTGCGCATCCACAACAGGGACAACCACTACAGCCCCTCCGCAAACAACTGGCAAGACAAGCCTGCCTGCAACGAATAGCGGCGGCCTTACCGGTACTTGGTCAGCTTCCGTCCCTACGCTGTCAACGGGACAATATCTTTATCAAACAGACGGTATTTATGACCCGACTACGGATAAGGTTACTTGGTCGATTCCTTATTGGTCGTCGTTGAAAGTGGGTAATCTTTCTGCCATCACTGGCAATATGGGCAGGTTGTATATCACTGACACGATTTCGGACTCTGCCAACAACTGGTCTATTGATAGCAATGGGCACATGGAGGCTAAATCGTGGACGCTGAGGGATTCTAGCAATAACGTTATTCTTTCTGCGGGTGGGCAACTTGCTGTTTCGGCTGCTGCGCCGGGAACGCTCAATAGTCAGCAGCAGTGGGTGGATGTGAGCGGTACCGGCAAGCCCGCCGATTACGCAACCGTGAGTGCTGCGGACGCTGCCACGGCGCTCGGATTCAATCCGCAGTTCTCCAACTGGACCGGCACCTATCCGGCCGGGTGGAATGCATGGGGGACCGCTCCGGTAAAGGAGACATCCAACTATCGCACCGGCCCCTATGCCGTCAAATATACGGTTTCGGGGGAAACGGGTATATTTGCAGCGATCAACTTCCCGACACCCTTGCCGGCGGGCACATTCGTGCAAGGTTCGTTCGACATCAACGTCATCACGAACAATGGTGGTGGCTCGCCGGGCTACCTGATCCGCTTGTTCACCGATTCGTCATTCATCGGTTTCGTTGACAATAAAGTCATCGTGCCCGACAAAACTGTGACGGGCTGGCAACACGTGCCATTTATTGCACGTGTGGGGGCCGGGCAAGTTATTTGGGGCATGACGATATACCAGATGGCGTCATGGTCTGGTATGCCGGGTGGTAACTGGGCGAATGGTTCGGTCTGCATCTTCGACAACCTGGCTTTCGACTTCTACGATTCGTCGACCGACAACAAGCAGCAGCAGTGGACCGATGTCGGCGGCACCGGCAAGCCAGCCGACAATGCAACGGTTGGCGCTCCATCAGGAACATACGTCGGCGGTATGGAAGCAGGACTTGCGGCATCGTATGCAGCCAACGGCAACTCAGCTTACAACGCCGTCAACGACGGCACAAATGGTCTCGCCCAAAAGCTTAAATCCAACGCACAAAATGTTCTCTCAGGTGGTGCAGGCTTATCGGCAGGCACGCTCGCATGGGATGGCTCCGGTAATCGTACAAGTGGCAGCGGCGTTGGCATAAACCGGAATGGCATCGTGGCGTACAACAGCAGTGGTGTTGCTACGTTTACCCTTGATGCAACAAATGGTAACGCAACGTTCGCAGGAACATTGGCATCTGCATCAGGCACATTTGGTGCCGTTACTGTGGCATCAGGCGGCTACGTAGCATCAGGTCAAACCGCATATAATACAGGCACTGGATTCTTTCTCGGATACAGCGGCAGCACTGCTGTTTTCAGCTTGGGTGTTGCAAATGGGACAGGGATTCGCTGGGATGGCACATCCCTCACCATTCAGAACCCGATTATTGCAACCCCATTTAGTGCCACTATTACAAGCAGCTCTAATTCGTACACAATCTCTCACACTGCTACAAATGGTTTTGGTGGCACATACACCGCAAACCCAACCAACGGCACTGGGCCGTATACGTATTCGTGGAGCGTTAGCACGTCCGGCATTTCTCGTGGGTGGGTTGGTGGGTCGTCTACGAATTATCAAGCGCAGCTATCGATTGAATCGAATGGTCGTTTAAACGGCGATGAGCAGGATTTTTATATGACCTGTGTTGTTACTGACACATCTTCTAATGTCTCTAAAACTGTCACTTATCTTACGACTATTTACTTCTCATGACTCAATTCATAGCTGTCGATAAAACCACAAACCAAGTTCTGTTTGGCGTGGGTAGGCCAGATGCCCCTGATCTGGAAGGGCCAATGAACGCGCCACCTCTGAACGAGGATAATATTGTTTACTACTCTTGGCAAGGCGATCTGCGCTTAAGCGATGGCCCTACACCTAATGCCGTGCTGGAATGGCATGATGCGCCTGTGTGGGTTGTTTCTATTGAAGACATTATAGCTCATGCCATTTCTCAAATTGATGATGCAGCAGATAACGTGAGAATGTTAGTGCTTTCCAAGCAGACCAACACGGCTGAATATCTCCGTGCGGAGCAACAAGCACGTGAGTTTAAGACTGCTGGATACCCTGCTGATAACGTCCCATCGTGCGTTCAAAGTTGGGTTGATGCTAAGTGGAGGGACAATTGGACAGCACAGCAAGCTGCCGACAATATCATCAGCACAGCGGACAATTGGTATGGCTTGCTAGAATCCATCAGGAAAATCAGGTTGATTGCTAAAGAGGATGTTAGGCATGCTGCCACTGAACAAGCCGTTGCTGACAGAGTTAATACTGCCAAGTCCGATCTGTTCGCCGTGCTTTCTCAAGCTGTCTAATTTTGACTTAAAGCATTAAGAGTGTTATAATCTATAACATTGTTAAAGGAGAGATTGATTGTCTAATCTACGAGTAATTTACGATAATGCGGCAGATAGGGCGACACTTTCCTCCTCTGCTACGGCCAGTGGCCTTCCTGTTGCAAATCTTAAAAGTGATATTAAATCTAAAGTTTGCCGCAGCACTAACAAAACACTCACCATCACTGCTACGTGGTCTACTGCCGAAACTATTGACGGTATTGCTCTCGCATTCACCAATGGTAGCTCTACAGCCACGATGCAGGCGCAGTTCTACACTGTCAGCACAGATACTGACCCCGCATTGGATACAGGTGCTCTAACATGCTGCCCATCCGCATCTACCCTATCATGGGCATCCGGGCAGGGTGTAAATAGCTTTGCGTATGGCGGCGGCGTGTATGCGAGGCTTTGGCTCAGCAGCAAAGTGACAGCACAAAAGGTGGTTATCACGATCACTGACACGAACAATCTTGCTGCGTATTTTGAAGCCAGCCGACTTGTTATTGGCAATAGCTGGACACCGTCGGTTGTAGAGGCTCAAGGTACGACACTGCAAGTGGCAGATACAAGTTCCCATACAAGAACAGATGCAGGCGACCTTTACACTTACGTTGGCACAAAACATCGTAAACAGGCTTTGAATCTTGCCAGTATTGAGCCAGCTTCGCGTAAGCAACTGTGGGATATTCTGTTTGGCAATGGCATGAGCAAACCCATCTTCTTATCACTGTATCCGAACAATTCTGATGCGAGCCTTGAAGCTGTGCACATGATTTATGGGAAGCTTGCTACGAGTCCTTCAATGTCGACTCCATACTTTTCATATGTAGCTGCCACTATTGAAATCGAGGAGGTTTGACGTCATGAAATTTTCTGAAGCTAAATCTCTTATTAAGAGTGGTGATCTTATTGCTTGCTCCCATCAGCCTTGGGCATCTATCTCTGACATTGAATCTCACATTGTTCGCATCGTAACTGAGTCGGAGTACAGCCACGTTTGCGTTGTTGCTGGCAGTGATAGGGATTCTCCATACGTCTTAGAGGCAGTTGTTCCGTCGGTTGGTTTGAACCCGCTGGAGAAATATCTGGACTATGGTTTCTTTTGGATTGCAGTGCCAGATAAGCCTATGACACAGCAAGAACGAGAGTACGGCCTCTCTAAAGTGGGAGAGGAGTACAGCAAGCTTGAGGCGATTGAAGGGCAGCTTGACCTGTTGCGTATCGGCTGCTCTGAACGCTGGGAGTGTGCTGAACTAACCATTTGCATGCGAAAGCTGTCGGGGCTTGATCTTGGGAGTAAAGCCACTCCTGCCGCCGTAGTCCAACGCGCATTATCGCTAGGCTACCCTCTTAAATTTGTTACGAAAGATTAGTATGGACTATGCGATGTTGGTTGGACCTATTCAGGCGCTGTTGGGGGCTTTGTGTGTTGTGTTGTGGTTTTTGTTGACAGAGACGAAGAAGAAGGCTGACAAAGTGGAAAACGATTTGGCAGTGTACAAGGTGCACGTAGCAGAAACTTATGCTTCCAGTGCAGAACTAAAAGACGCCCTGAGAGACATCAACAAGGCTTTTGAGGCCTACGGCACGAAGCTCGACGCCCGCCTGGACCGGATTGATGAGCGTCTGAATAAGATGATTGAACAGAGGGAGTGATTATGATTAACAGCAGATCACTAGACGACTTGACACCCGCTATGAAGGTCAAGTGTCAGCAGTTTATCGAGAAGTGTAAAGAGGCGGGAATCGATGTCATTATCACATCGACGTATAGGGATGCGGAATCGCAAGACGCACTGTACGCGCAGGGGCGTACTACGAAGGGTCCGATTGTGACGAATGCGAAAGCGGGACAGTCATTCCACAATTTCCGCGTAGCATTTGATTTTTGCCCTATTGTCAACGGGAAATGCCAGTGGAGTGACATCAAGACGTTCACTAAGTGTGGCGAGATTGGCGAGTCGCTTGGACTGGAGTGGGCTGGTCGCTGGGTCAGCTTCAAAGAGATGGCACATCTACAAGAAGCAGGGCACACCCTAGAAGAGTTAAGGAAACATCATGTTGGATAAATTGAAAGCGCTGTGGGCTGTAATGCAAGCAGGGGAGTCGGTGGACAACCCGAAGGCGTGGAAGGCTCACCAAGTGTCGGCAAATATGGTGGCTGCGTTTTTGTTCGCGTTGGTTCAACTAGCAAAGGCCTTTGGATATGACTTTGGCATCGATATGCAGACTTGTGCTGATATTGCAATTGGCGTACTTGCCCTCGTTAACGTTGGCCTCACCGTTGCGACAACCAAACACATCGGCTTGCCAGCGGGAGCCGTACGAGAGGCCGAATCGTCTGTGCCAAGTGTTGAGCAACCTGCCGAAGAAAAGCCCGCCGAAGTGTCGCCTGTCAGCGATTCCGAGGTTCGACAATCATCTATTGACGATGATACAAGACAGCGCGCTATCGCATGGGCAAGAGAACACAGCAAGCCTATTGTCTCTGTTGACAACGGACTTCACTCAGACGCTTGACAGCATCAAAGGTGTTGACGTCACTTTGAAATGTCGAATATAATAATGGCGAGAGGAATCCTTAGCTCGGCCCTCTCGCTTTCCTTGAAGCAGACTTGGTAGAGTCGCTTACCTTCGCCCCTTCACCTTAGTGGTGTCGGGGCATTTTTATTTGCAGCTTATGCTGCTGCTTGCTGAACAGCTTTCGGGAATGCCTTAATGCTGTTGTAGAACGTTACAACTGCTGCAATCACTTCCGTGATATGGCTGACAATGGCGTCAAAAGCAACTGGCGGGTTGGATGCTTCGTAGATCGACTTGATGATGCCGATTGCGAGGTCTTTCTTCTGAGCGCCGTTGCCGGAGCCAACAGCCGCTTCGACATTCTTCACAGTGTCGGTGATGATCGGCAGGAGGGTCAGGATGACGTTTGCGGTCGAGAGGATGTTCATGTCTAGCTTTCCTTTGGTTATGCCTATACAGGCGTTCTTGGTAGAGAATTGTTAGTTTTGCTGCACGGTCGTTCGACTCTTGTTCTGTCTGATTCTGAGGGTTGCGCCTTGTTCCGAATCAGCTTAGATGTAAGTGTATGCCTACACGTATATTGGACGCAAGCAATATGTGTGATTTATTGCGTTGTATTTCTCCAACGTATAATTGTGTTTACTGAAATATGCAACATTGTCACACTTGACATGCATCGAGGCATTGTTTACTCGTCAACAGCCTTGCTCAGCGCATCCAACGCTTCAGCTTGAGCTACGATATCTTTAGTGTTCGCTTTGTAGCGAGCCTTGATGAAGGCCGTCAGCAACTTCTTGTCCACTTTAAGTTCGTCAGTAGCTTCTTCCATCAGAGCTTTGAAGTCCTCTTTATAAGAGTCCTGTTCAGCCAGAACAGAGATGCCGCGTTGAAGGTAGCCCGTGAGTTTTTGTACGTCCACAGTGCCGATGTCGAGGGTGATTGCTTTCTTTACCATTGTTATTTCTCCTTAATATCCCTGCATAGAAACCAAGATTGCTCTTGGGTTGTCATCAATCCAAACATCAATGTTAATGCCTTGGTCGAACATAAACTGTTCTTTTGCTTTACGCCCTGCCGGGTAGAAGCCATGAACTTTCCCGTCCAATGCTTCGTAAACCTGTTGCATCTCTTCTTTAAAACGCCAAGTTACTACATACACCTTGTGGCCGCCCTTGCGGAAAGCTTCAATCACTTTATCCCACACGTAAGGGTGTCGAGTGTATGTGTCGTCGTAGTCGAGTGCGATGTTCATCAGTACGACTCTACAGTTACGCTCAAAACAAAGCTGTGGCGAATCATAACAACACTCGTGGCTCGCACAAGCTTCAAGTACTTTTCATCGGTATGATCTACAGACACGATATCGAAGTACTTCTGTGTACCTTTTTCGTCTAGGTTAAACTCCACTGTCACAATGTTCATTCAGATTCTCCTTAAGATTGTTCGTCTAAATCGACAAGAGCCATTCTACTGATGAGCAAGGCTCTTGTCAACAAGATTTTTAAGATTGTTTCAGCGCTTCAAACTGTTCGTCTGTAAGCTTGGTAAGGCCGGAATATCCACCTTGAATAAAAAGCTTATCGTCTCGGTAAATTTGAGGCATGCTGCGATGACCTTCACGCTTAAGAAATTCGTAAGCTTCAAAGTCCTCATCAATCTTGATAACTTTAAATGGCACACCTTTTCGTTCAAGGAGTTTTGCAGCTTGAACGCATTGAGCGCAACCTTCCATAGAATATACAATAATCATAATTTCCCTTTACTGACACGCAACACATTCACCACTGCTACTTACAACACCACGAGACGAGTACACATAGTACAAGCTAAGAATGTTCTCATTCTCAAACGCCTCTTGGTGAATCTCCGAAATCAACTTCTCGTCAGCGTTACCCGCAAAGAACAAATTTGTGCTCTGTCCCTGGTCAATGTATTTCTGTCGAGTTGCAGCAAGACGAATAATGTCTTTCTGGTTAATCTCAAATGCTGTTTTGAACACACGCTTCTCATCGTCGGTAAGCCAATCGACGTGCTGCACACTGCCTTGACTCTTAACCGTGTCACGAATGCACGCCTCAACGTCCAAACCTTTGTCCTTAATCAACTTTAGCAGTGTAGGATTGACACGATCCATTTCCCCAGCCGCCGTAAGCTGCGTAAAACTCATAGCTACGTCGGGATTGATGCCCTCACTAATACCTCCGTAGATCAGTGCAGTACTCTTGGTAGGCGCCACAGCCATACGGTGAGTGAATCGTACGCCGTATCCTTTGCACCACTCGGGCTCTCCCAATTCTTTAGCCAACCACTTAGATGCCTCCAAAGATTGCTCATCAATCTGTTTGAAGACACGGGCGTTGAACATGTGTGCATCAACGCTTCCAAACTCCATCATGTGCTCTTGCAAGTACGTGTGGAATCCACCTGCACCTAGGCCAATCGCGCGACCTTTCACAGTGGATGCAACTGCCTTTTCCATGCCCCGAATCTTAGATGCTTGCTCAATGAACTCGGAGATAACGCAGTCCAAGAACACAGTGCCAACAAACACGGCATCCGTATCTTTCCACTCATCATAGCGGGCCAGATTCATCCACGACAGCACACAAGTGTAAGTGTAATCAAGACTGCTGTGCAGCATAATTTCGGAGCAATTCCCTGTCAAGATTCCATTAAAAACTCCCATGTGAAGAAGAGGCTCATTAAAACAGTATGTATTATCTACACGACCTTCATCAACAACTTCCAGCACTTTTACGAAGTTTTCTGCATTTCGGTTCGGAACATGGTCAGAAATTTGAACCCTGTGTGTTTCTAGACCTAAACTCTTCAAAGTAACAATACCCACCCCTGAGATTAACAGTCTCTTAACAGCCTTACAGTCATACATTTTCAGATCGCCTGTGCCGTCATTTGCAGGAAGCTTGTATTCCCCTGCATCGCGGGCATGTTTAACCTTTGACTGCACTCCTAGAGTTTGGAGCATCAATTGTACTGCCTCCAAAAACCCTGGTTGAGTAGAAACAATTTGTAGACACTGTGAATCTCCACAACGGGACACGCACCCATCGGAATCCAATAGGCCGGCAAACCATTTAAGACGGCTGTCTATAGTGTAAGATGCATCAGGGACGAAGAATTTTAACTGCAATCCGTTAACATTGAAGTATTCCCGGTCGTGCTTATCTTGAACAGACCAATTCGTACTCACGTCTTTGAACAACCAAGAAAGTTTGCGCTTTTCTCCGTACAAATACACTCGACTATTGCCATTCTCGAAACAACCGTCCCCACTGTAAAAGCCGTTTTGATACGCCAACTCAAGAGTTTGATCGCCTTCGATAAATGGTGTTGAAAGCTTGACTAGCTTATCCCCTTTTACCAATTCGCAAGCATGTTTCTCGATTACTTTACCATTACGTTGGAATCCACGTTTAACATAGAATTTGTGGTAAGGGGTGCACTCAAGAGTCTGCCCGCAGTCAGTTACAACTTTAATAAGCCTCTGGTTTTCTCCAGTTTTACGAACCACAACCTCGCTCCACTGTTTCCCGTTCCAAACATTCACGCTCTCATTCTCAATGTCAGAAATAGTCTGATATCCGACGTCCGTGAGAATCTGCGTTTCTGGGGCTACACAAAGCTGGCTTGCTTTCACCATCAAACCCAAGTCCTTGTACATCTGCGGTCGCTGACGATTGACTTTATCGACAAAGAAGAAATACCCCTTACCGAAGATCATCTTCGCTTTCAAAGCCCGTTGGTATCGCTTGGTAGCCTCTTTGCCACCTTTCTTCAACTTGGCAATGAACTTGTCAGTAATAATCCAACCGATGTTCAGATCGTCAGGTTGTTCTTCAAGGTATTGCACAACTTCCCAAAAATCTCCGTGCTCAATGTCAAGGTAAGCTGCCCATGCACCTCGACGCGCCGTTCCTTGTGCCACATCTCGCATGTCTTGCACAAAGTGCTTGATAACTGGAAGCACGCCACTTGCCTTGCCGCCAACACTGATCTTGCTTCCGCGAGGACGGATGTTGGACAGATCAGACGCAGTGCCGAACCCTTGCTTAGTCAGGATTGCAATCTCACGATAAGCGTCGTAGAAGCCTTCGATACTGTCATCCACCACACTTCCTGCACAACTAACTGGACAACCGCGATTTGTACCCATGTTTGCTAGTACAGGGGTAGAGCAGCACACCCAGCCCTGCCACAACACTTCAAAGAACTTTTGCTGCCAATAGTCTTCCGGCGTCAGTAGATTGTACCACTCTTTGTAATGCTCGTCGTAAATTTTTCGTTTGGGGGCATGCTTAGCAGCCGTGCTCGCAATTCGCAAGAACTGCTCTTTAGGATGCTCCGCTTGATGCAAATACTTCTGCACAAACATCTGATACCCTGCTGTGCTCATCCACGGTGGCACAGTTCCCTTCTCTTGCCCTTCTTTTCGTTCTTGGCTAAATTTCTCGTAGAGGTTTTCAGTCATTCATCTTCCTTCACATTCCATTCAAAAGCTTTTTCATTCCATCCGCGCTGGTACTCACGCCCCACGCCTGTAAAGAAGTCAACTTGTTGGTATCCTTGTGCCGACGTGTAGAACCACCCTTCAATGGTGTGGTCAACCACTTCAAAACACGGATCAACACCTAGTGAGTCTAGACATACGTTGACACGGTGAGCTACAAAAGATTTCATCTGTTCAGCCGTGATGCCACGCAGCGGACCTTTCTCAAACAGCATATCAACAATACGTTCTTCATGCTCCAGCAGGACTCCTGCAACAAGCTTAATCTCTTCATGCAGGCTGTCTAACTCTTCCTTTTTAAGCTTCGTCTCTTTAACAACTTGCTTGAAGAGTGCCGCCCCCGCTTGTTGGTGCAAACCTTCATCAATCAGACTTTGGTTGATACCTCGCACCGTATTGCTGATAAGATTGTTGCCGTTGCTCTGGAAATTCTTAAACATTGCAAAGCTGCTGAAGAGAACAGCACCTTCAAGCATGCTAAACGTTGCGAGACTCAGCAAATCATCTTGCCCATCCACAGCCTTGTCAAGAAATTCAACACGCTCATTTAGCACAGGGTCATCAATGTAGCTTGTGTAGAACTCGTCAGTATTGAGGCCAAGGACTTCATTCAACTTGTTGTAGAACGGGGCATGCACTGCCAACTCCATCATGCCAAACACCGATGCCATGCGTTGAATCTCCGGTCGCGGGTATTTGTTCATCACCCGAGTCATCCAGTATTCAGTGCCAACAAAAATCTCATACTTGACAAAAAGCTTCAATGCAGTGGTAACAGCATGCCGCTCAGCGTCTGTCATGTTGACTAGCATATCCTGCTTGTCTTTTTCCATAGCGATTTCATTCGCTGTCCAGAAGCATTTCTCAAGTTGCGTGTTGGCGAACTCTACAAACTGCGGGTAATACGTTACATAACTGTTAGTGTGTGTTTTGATGCGAGGTTCTTTTTTACTCATCAATATTTCCTTCTACATTCTTACGGCTTTTATGTTTCTTCCTACGTTTCTCAGCAGGTTTGGGATTAACATAGTCTTCCATACTTTTAAAGCTGCCGTCCGGGTTAACTTGGCTCCCTCGGATATGGTACAAGATTTCTTCTAGTTGTGCAATCTCATTCGCAATCTTTAGTTCTTCCTCTTTGTATTCCTCAGCTTCCTTGACAGGGATATTGTCATCCAATGCATTTCCGCCGTAAGTTGGCGATGTGTTGCCAAGCTCGTGAAGTTGCTCAAACAAGGAGCGGTCGTAAATAGACGAAGCAATAAGTCGATCTTCGTACGTGCTAAACTGACTTGTAAGACTCTTACGGTCAAGCTTCAAGTCGCCTGCGATAAGAAAGTTAACAACAACTTGCCCTTGCAAATTACGGTGCTGGTATGCTCGATACTCCAACGGTTTAGTGATGTCGATGCCAATCATGTCAAGGTATTTGCCAACAAGCTGGTCGTTGGAAGGATGTACCATTTCCATGTAGTTGAGATGGCTCAGGCCGTCAATAAGTTTAAGATCAGTAACGCTGATAGTTTTCACGCTTCACCTCCGAAGAAATTAACAGGCACTAGATCGGAGATTTCTACTGGCACAAAACCATCAGGTTTGCGAACTTTCCCGTTCTTATCCTTCAGCGCATAACAATCATACTCGTTGTTGTAAAGCACGTCCCAACCTTTCTGATAGTACTTATCTAAATCACTACTTAGCATCTGCGTAGGATATTTTTCCAGATTGTTGATGCACACACGTTCAATAGCTTTGTCCACATCGAAGCCCGCCGATTGCATCTTCTGCATCAGCCCAACAACTGTGACAAACGCATCGCACACTCCGTCAAGAAGCCCTACAGCGTCCTTGTCAGCATACGCTTTCTCAAGCTCTTTTACTTCCTCTACAACCACTTTAATTTGTGCTTCTAGGCTGTTCGCATCAACATTGCTGAGGTTGCCAGCGATGTTATTGAAAGCATAAACGTTCCAGTAATGGTCATCAATTTGCATTATTTCCCCACATTCGCAAGACTGTTATCAATCTTGTGCTCAGAGACATTCTTACGTCCCCGATTCTGCTTCCCACAAGAAAGGCAATTATACAGCATAAACTCCGACGTTGCAGTGTAATATTTCTTGTCAATATCAGCCAGCTTCTCACTGCCACAGCATACACAACGAAGCTTGCCAGCAGGCTCGTACAAAGCAACGTTGGGGTGTGTCTTGCTCCAATGGCGCAGCCGCATATACACTTCTTCCAGCACCACAACGTCCTGAATGTTGTATTCAAGCATCTCCTCGAATGCTTCGTCATCCATCGCCATGCAGCGAGTCCACAGTTCAAAGCCGCTGTGGCTTGCTTTACGTTGCAATCCCAAGTACGCCGCAATGCTGTCAAGACTGTTGCTCGGGAAGCGGAACTCAGCCTTTGCAATCCGAAGCGTATCCACAATCTTGCTAGGTGCCGGTGGGGTCATGCCAAGAGCAACCATGCGAGTCTTGATAAGTGGAATGTCGAACTTTTGAGCGTTATGAGCCACACACAGGTCCGCTTGGCTCATCAGGTCTGCAAGCTCTCGCACCAACACTTCATCGTTCCGCGCTTCGTAGATTCGATTCGACACAATGGTAGGTTCTCCAAGCCACTTTGCAGAATACGTCAGCAGATAACCCTCGTGCACCACTTGCTTCTGGCTAACATTGTTATCCCAACGACCCCATACGTACGCAGTGGTGGGAGCGCATTCGATATCCAGCAGAAGAATCTTAGCACCTTTAGGTACAGTTCCTTCTACAGCTTCCACTTCAGTTTCACGGAACTTGAAGTATTTGCGGAGGTTGTCGGACACGGTGGACTTCGCAACACCAATCCGGCGAGAGATTTCACGCCACGACATTTCAGGATTTTCGTTAGCCATCTTGACAGCTTCAACGCACCAGTCTTTATCAGCAATATTCATCGAATTTCCTTATGCTTGAGGATTTCATAAAAATCAATATTCGCCGAATCTGAACAGGTAGCGGAAATCTTATTTTGTACTTCAACGCTGACCTCAAGTGCTTTGCGAATTTCCCGAAGCTCGTACAACACTTCCTCAAGAAGCTTATTAGTTTCTACAGTTGCAATATGGCTCATTCGTATTCCCTCACCACTTCGTCTTCAAGTTTGACAGGTTTCTTATTGAAAGCCTTAAGCATTCGCTCCAGCGTGTTTTGGATATCTTCCATTTGCTCCCAACCGTTCACTGACGCTGCGCACCAACCTTCAATCTTCCCCGAGTTATCATAATAAACTTCAACGACATCATAGCAGTCATCATCCACATTAACTGCAACGCGATAGTCCCAAGCTTTTGCCATTACACATTCCCCTTCAGTTTACCCAATTCAGCCTTCAGCGCTTTCGCCTTCGTAACGCTAGGAAGTTCCTCGCCCATAATCTCAGCAATCTTGTCTCGGAGATCATCTTGTCGAGATTTATAATTGGCGATGAGTCGCGTGTGATGCTCAATTGTTTGTTCGTTAAGCTTGATGCTGCTGTCGAGTTGTGCCACTTGTTCTTGGAAGTTTTTCAGAGTTCGTTGTTGTTCGGCTGTGAGTGGGCGCTTGTCGAGGATTTTCCACAACCCGTTGTCTACAAAATAATTCACCAAGCTTTCCGCAAAAAAGATACAGCCGTCACAATCAGCCCAAATTATGTCAAAGCCGTTTGCAACCCGCTTCGCAAAACCGCTGACGTGCCCGTATCTGTGGCGGTAGTAAAACTCATCCGGCAGCTTCATATCGTCTTGCTTCGGCGTGTCCTCTACAACAATCCATTCACCACTTTCGACTGTCTGATCGACATACCCCTCATCAAACGTCTTGCGTGGCAAAGAACCAATCTTGTTGGGATACCCTCGTGCCCAATTCACTTCGTAGTCTCCGTGAGTGTTTTTAGTGACAGTGTGTGTGAAACCGGGGATGCGGCTAACACGCATTTGAAACTTATCTGGCAGTTTCATTTCTTCTCCTTTTGCTGTTGAATGTAGTCATGGGCCTGCTGCAACGCTCTAATAAGCTTTGGAATGTCCTCCTCGTAGAATTGTACGGCATCTCTGTCAGCATCGTGTACAACAACTAAGCTTGTGTTTCGCCCGTAGAAGTGCGCGGAAACAACCCCTTGCGACCCGTCGTCATCTTCAAATAAAAATTGTTGCATTACTTCTTCCCCTTAAGAATCTCTGTCAAAGCTTCCCTTCTTTGCAAATCGTTCTTACAATTATACCCTTGTTGTTGAAGCAGTGCAAGAACTTTTTTCTTGTCTTTCATAAGCGCGATAACTTCCTTATCAATCTTGGCGTCTTCAAAGGACATGCCAGGGTTCTTCTGTTGATGCGAAATTACGTCGTGGCAAGTCTTGCATACGCATCGCATGTCCTTATACGTCAGCATGAAGAGATGTCTAGCATATCCCTCTACATCACTCATACTTTTCAGGGTTCCGCTGTCACCGATGTGGTCAATTTCAATGTCACCCTGGACGTGAGGTAAGCCGCACACTTCACAGTCAATACCCCAAATCTCTGCATGATTTTTGGAGAACTTCTCCTTGGGGTTAGGAATCTTGCGCCGCTTAGACTGTTTGTACAAGTGCTTCAACGGATACTTTGACCAACCTTTTCGCAATACGCCTCGCACCCATGTGATGAACTTTGACTCACTTCCCCAAGGGTTGCCTTCTTCCTCCCACGGCTTAGCATCTTTACGGCTTGTAGACATATCCCTCCGCTTCGTTCTTGTTGCGGACATAGTGGTACACGTTAAGAATCTTAAGGCCGCTAATATCCCAACCAATGAAACGCTTCACAACACGTTCTTCGTAAGTTAGTGTGTCAACTACTTTCCAGCCATACCAAGTTTCTACTGGCATGTAGCGTACGGGGCAGGATTGTTTAGTCATCGCTCACCACCACGTCTTTGAGGTCGCTAGGCAGATATCCTCGGTCGAAAAGCCAATCTTGGTCGCAAGTAATATACTCTGCGTAAATGCCGAGTACGGCCAGCACATCTTCTACGCTAAGCCTGTGGGCTTCCACCTCAAGCTCACCATCAATATACAGCCCTTCCCAGTCGTCCTCGTTTGTTACGAAAGTGATTTTCTTGTTCATACCAGAGCCCACTCCTCACTAAATTTATATTGCTGACCAACATAGTCAAGCATCTTAAGAAGCATAACATTTTCATCCATCACTTCCACCCAAGATAAGGTCGTACCGTCAGCCAACTGATACCCGTCCTTAAAAGTTTCCTGATAAACCCAAGCAACCCGCTTAGCAAGTTCTTCTTTTGTCTCGCACCCTACAAGGCATTTAGTAGCAGCAACTTCCCCAAACCCTTTACCCTTGCGAATGCCAAACTTCTCTCGCACAGAATCTACAGCGTGCGGAATTCCCATAATATTATCGATGCTATCTCCTCGCAAACTTTGATAGGCAAGCTGGTAGAACCCTTCAAAATCCTCGACGTAGGTTGCAGCATCATCCCATCTCGTAGCATCGGTATGCCAACCAACACACATCTTCAAGTCCTTATCGGGGCTGCTGATCGCCCTGTCAGAGTCTTCGCCGTGTTCACGATGTTCAGCAAGCCAGATGCTACAAATGTCGTCGCTCTCAATATTGGTTTCGGGTTGCACAATGTACTCAGGAATGCGTCTTAGCAGCTTGGCCTTAATGTCGTTGAACAGCAATGGCTTTGCAGCACGTTGCCCCTTGTACGGCTGAATCCTAGCAATCTTATCTCGGAAGTTTCCGTGAGGTCCGCCTACAATAAACTTAACACTCTTGACAGGGTTACTCTCGTTGATGTCATTCATTCGACCCAACAAACCCTCAACAGCATTGTTGACACTTCCTACAATCGTTACGTTGTCTTCAATTTCAAACTGCTCAGCTTTCCACTTAGGATTCTCTTTCAGCCAATTCTTAAATGCTGTACGGTTATCGTACTCTTTCTTTCTTCCGGAAGCAATGTGCCTAGCAAAGATTGTGTTCTTTTGTTGTGCAGCGGCGGCAGAGACAAGGGCTGTGTCGAAGTCGCAATATAGGTCATACTTTCTCATAAGCCTCCTAACAATAAAGCCCCAACACCCTTTCGAGTGCAGGGGCAGATGTTACTCTACAATGTTGTCATCTCAAAAAGGCGCCGAGTCAAGTTCCTCTTGTGTTGGCTCGTCGTACTCTTTGGTTTGCTGTTTAGCTTTGTTGGCACGAGCCTTCGTAGCAGACTCTTTAGCTTCCTCAACCTTCACGGGCTTGACATCGCCAAACTCACTTCCCGCTGCACCGCCGCCCGACGACTTGTACTCGATAAAACCTTCTTCATCCATAAGAATGTTATTCAGTTGACCGAACGTACCGAACGAGTTTTCGGTTATACGATACGACACTTTAGCTTTCGAGCCATTGCTAATCAGGCGCGATTGCGTGATGTCCACACGCTCACCATCTGCCGTGTCCAGCAGAACTTTCGGGCGATACTTCTCGTCGTACATCTCGCCATCTTTCGATGCAGGCTTGCGCATTTTGATGACAAACACTTCTTCGCCACCGAACGGAGGGTCCATCTTGAATTTCTCGGTAAACTCTTCTGCATCAAGCTCTTTAGCTTTCTGCTTGGAGAATTGCTTGTTCCAAGCTTTAGCAGTTGCTTTATCAACGATGCAGTCAACTTCGTACACGAGGTCTTCAGATTGATACTTCTTAACCGGTTCAGCGATCTTAGCGTATGCCAGCACAACATTGTTCAGAACACCGTATTGATTTTTATCAGCCATTTTGTTTCCTTTTCACTTGAGTTATAAATTTACAGCACTTGCGGAATGCCACTTGACGATTCCTCCTTCGCGCCCCTGAGAATGCAGAGGCTACATATCCTTATTAGCCTCCTTAGCAGCCTGCTTCCAAGCCACCATTACAAGCATCACAAGAAAAACTGTGTTGAAAAATGGCAGTAATCCCCACACCACAGCAGTTATTAATTGACCAGTAGTAAGCTTGTCATCTGCGAAGTAGATGTTGCACAGAATAAGCGCCATGCAGAGCAGGCAGCACACGATATAGAAGATTGTCATTCCGTTCCCTTTGTCTCGTCCGATACGGCAATAAAGTCCACGCCCGCGAATTTAATCCACTGCTTATGACAGCTTGCGATTTCCGAACCTTCTACAATATCCGTGAATTGCTGCTTGTAAAAAGTGTACCGCTCTTTCACAGCGGGCAGATTCACGAGAGTATCGAACTGCTCTTTTGTAATGTACAGCTTATTCACGCACCCTCCTTATCATCCCAAAGTTTCAATATAGCTTGTTCGATTTCCTGCCAAGCCTTCTCGCCCAACAAGTTGCTAATCTCAATACCGTCAATGAACACAGCCTCTACAATCACCTCCTCTGGCGATTCTGGCTCATCGGCTGTTGCAGGGATTGCTTGGTAGAACCTGAATTCGACATCTAGCTGAACTCCCCTGAGTTCAATTTTACGGGTGAAGAATTGTTTATTTGATTCTGAATAAATCAAGAATGTCCTCCCAAATTAACAACAAGCCGATTTTTACGAGCATGAGTCTGTATTGTAGCTCACTCATTTTCTAGCTCGTGCATTTTGTTTAGCATCGACTCGTAGCGTTTCTGTTCAGACAGAACAATTGCCAACTGGTTCATTAGCTTGTCCTTACGAGATGCTAGATATTCTAGGTGAAGTTCAATTTCTTCCTTAGTCACACATCCTCCTTATCCACTAAAACGTCATTGTACACCATTTTCTCCGGCGACACAAGCATTCTATCGATCTCGCCTACAAGATTGTTTACCGTGCGTAAGCTTTTTACCACACCTTTAGCATCTTGTGTTGCGTGACCATTTTTGTAGAGCCAATCCATCAGCTTAAACGCCTTGGCGCGATAATAGTTGTACATCTTATCCTTCTTGTAAAGTACCCCTTTTGGGAACGTGGGGTCTAGCTCTACAAAGTAAGGCATCTTCAGCACAACATCTCGGCATTTATTCACAATTGCCGAGACAACGACAGCAGCAAGCTTCGCATAGTCCTCGTCAGATGCTTCCCTCGTTGTGGCACGAAGCTGGTTAGATGGTTTGTGTCGGGGTGCCATGTTCAACATAAAACAAAACGTTAGCGAGTTGCATCCAGTTTTCGTAAGTGCCTCCGTCAGAAGGTTTAATCTTCTCTACAGAGGCTTTAACATAAAAAGTGTACAAAGTTTTCATTTCAGCAGAAGAAACAAAATCCGCCCATTGCTTATTTGTAAGTTTTACACGAAACTGTGGTGTCTCGTACGTAATCGGACGGAACCAAGATGTTACTTGTGCAATCCTTCCTGTAAGGTCTTTTTCAACATTGAAAAGTTCGTATGGTAGGTTTACATACACAGATTGTTTCTCAGTACAATACTTCTGACGAAACTCTTCAGCCCATTCAATCTCTTCTGGATAAGGGTCACGCCCTATAGCATCAAACGTAAATTTCTTACTCATCCCATCTCCACATCATGTAAGTTGCCCTCAAGTCCCTCTGCAATTTCTTGCAGCTTCTGCTTCACCCAAAGCATAGTGATGGCAGAGACATCTTCTGAAAGATATAGCTCAGGGACGTTGTCAATTTGTACTCGAAAGGTTAGGTTCATTGGTTGTCCTTATAATACCCAACAATGTCACAAATATTCGCGATAAATTCGTAAGCGTTTTCAATCACGCGGTCGGTTTGAGAGATGCATTCCTCGCAGGTGATTTTGTTGTCGTCAACGAACTTCTTGCAAAGCTTGACTAGACTGATACGCTTCTTTGCATAACGTTCGAAGCTTTCTTCAAGCTGTTGTTCGGATTCCATCATTCCTCCGTGTAAAATCTGTTGGGCACATACTGCCAAGTCGAACCATTCCAAGCAACATCACGACTATTCGTAAAATTGTTGCGCATTCCTGCTCCGTACGTTTGTGATGTATTCTTTGTCGATGTCTGCCTGATGGGCGTGGTCGAAGCCGTCTTGCCAGTATTCATGCTCATCTGTGCCCTCTTCGTATGGGTTGATGGTTTTACCTTTTGCATACGCCGCTTGCCCTTCGTAGTACGATTTAAAACGCATTTCTGTGTTGTCCTTGTTAAGTTCCGTGACGCTCAGTGTACCCGGCCCCTTGCCGGTTAAGTTCTTCGATCATTTTAGCACGATGCTCGCATGCTAGGCGGAAAGCTTCATCATAGCCATACTTTTTGACAGCGAATGATTTTTTATGTTGTACTCCACAAGAGCACCAAGTCGCCACAAAGTTTTCATAAGTCCTGCCCCGCCTGCGCTGGATTTGGTACGAAACACCCATAGCAGAAGATCTATTAGTGGATGGCCTTTTAGCATTTCTGGTGTTGACAGCCCCTGTGACAACCCTAAGATTTTTCACAGTGTTATTAGACGGATTCCCGTCTATGTGGTCGATGACTAATCCGTCTGCAATACTGCCCATATGCATTTCGTAGATAATCCTGTGAACAAGGTACGATTTTCTCTTAAGCCTGACGAAGTACCTTCCTGTTGTTTTGCAAAACCCTCCTGCCATTTCTCCAGCGCACCTGCGCGCTATTTTCCTGTGCATTCCAGACATTACTGCAATCTTCCATCTCAAACAACTAGGACTTGTTTCATCATAATAGAACCATTCATTCCAATCAATCTTGTCAGTGGATGTCACTATACCTATCTCCAAAATTAATATCGCACGCAAGCTCTCTATTAAGCTTAAGTTGATCGTTCAGTTTTCTCATGGCATCAGAAACAAGTTGGCGATAAACTTCTTCCTCACCTTCTGGCACCTCTGCTATCAGTTCGTCGTGCATTTGACCCAACAGCTTCCAACGCAATCCCCTTTGTTTTGCAAGACGCTCGCAATGATAAAGCCACAGATCAAGTGTATAAGCCCCTGTACCTTGAATCAGTGTAGAAAATCTGTCCTTGTCCGAACGGAGCGAGTACCACATTTTGTTGATGGGGTTAAGCTGCCAGTCTCCAAAATCAGTTTTCTTGACAACCATCATACTAGCGATCTTAGCGATTGACCAGTTCATTTTGTGGTATGCGGCGTGCAACTTCTTCGCCACTGCTGTGCTCACCTTAGCTGTACGAGCAATTGTCGCAACTCCTGCCCCGTACTGACACGCATAGTTAGTACTTTTACCAACAGCACGAATGGCATCAATCCTCTCAAACTTCTTATCGCCATCTTCCGTATGCTCGGCCTTTGGCAACGCTTTGTACTGCGAGTACCAATCAGCATCAGCTTGCGTCATCAGCCCTGCAATCACTGCAATGGTGTTGTGTGGGTCAAAACCTTTCGTCATCTGAGACTTGACGTACTCAGGATCAAGCTTCCATTGGAAATGGTGTTTGAGGCGGTCCTCCAGCGACGATTCATCCGAGCCAAGCAGTTTCATACCCGGCCGCGCCATCAACAACCCGCGAAGTTGTTCACCATACTTTACTCGTAAACTCGGCAAATTCACGATTTCACGGTGTTGGCAGCGCAAAGTGTTGGTGAAACCTTGCATACGGGCCGTAAGCTCCCCATCTATGTGATCCCGCAAGAATCCTTTCACAACACCCAACCTGTGATTGAGGATTCCCAACCCTGCAATGTGCTCAATACCTTCACACTTTGGAATCAAATCCTTCACTGACTGGCAGATGTCGCCACCCTTCAGATTAATCTGCGGGATATTGCGATCTGGCTCACCATTTTCACCACGGACAAACTTGAAGGTTTCGGGAATCCAGTTTAGACTGTCGAGCCACGCTTTTATCTGAATATGCGACGCCGGGTTCCCCTCTTTCCACTCCTTCACCACTTTAATGTCGCCTGTGTGCTCAAACGGAAGACCTGCTTCTTCAGTCACTTCCTTCCAACGCTTACCAGCCTCGGACAAATCGCCGTTCTTTTTAAACGGTGCTGACGGTCGCTTGCGCACAACATACTCCGGCACCTTCGGCATAACTTGACGCAATGCCTCAGTCTTCTCCTCAATGGCCTTCTCAAGCTCTGCTTGAAGTGCAATCGCACCTTCTACATCAAGCTTCCAGCGATTTTGCTGTTGCTGGCGAAACTCTTCCATCTTCTGCATCAGATACGCAATAATCTTCTTATGTGCATCAGGTCCAGTGCCGTACAACACATTTAGCTTTGCGACTTGCCTCTGCCACAACTTCTTCTGAATCTTGCAATCTTCCTGCACGCGATGATTGTATTCCTCTTGTGTTTGATTCTCCCAATCCTCGATAGCAGGTTTAGGTACGCCAAACTCTTCGCCATACTCTGCCAAGCCGTGCTTCATCCTGTTCGGCTCAAGATACCAGCTTAGCGCAAGAGTGTCGATAAGATTCACACGAGACACATCATAACCAAGAAGCTTAAGAGCTTCCATGTCGAACAACTTGCCATTATGCATAACAAGGGTGTGGCCTTGATTCAGAAATTCCTGCAAATCACTACGCTGATGCCCCTCAAAAAGAATCGTGTGGGGCGTATCGATATCAATAGCACAGAAGTTGTGCAGCTTCGGGTTGGCCTGCTTCTGCATTTGCTCCAGCAATCCAGTAGTTTCTATATCTGCTGCATAAATCCCCACACAACCTCCCTAATCAATATTCCCAAAGTTCCGTGTACTCAACTTTCCGCATCCCATGCGCCTTGATGAACAAGTCTTTCGGACAATTTTCATCGCAGTATTTTCGGAATTCTTCGCACTCCTCACTCGCGTACCAGCCCTCATGCACACCATAATATAGTGTACTGCCTTCTCCTGTACGAGCGCGATATTTAAGAATGCTATCATTGCGAACTTTCTGCCGTTGCTCCTGCTTATCTTTGGCAAACTGCCGCCACCCCTCCGCATTAACAATATGATCGCAAACGTACATGCCGCCAACGCAGTAGTCGCTATACTCGCCAGAAGAGAACATGAAGAAATGTAGGTTGTCCATTATTTTACCCTTTCGTATTTGTCGCAAACATTTTCTTGCACAATCATTACAGTTTTACCAGTAGGTTGTGGCCTAAGATGAGTGTGCGACGCAGTACATTGCCACTCGCTTTTTACAAGGCTGAAGGTTGGGGACGTAGCACTCTCAAAAATAATATAGAGAAACCCTACAATGAATATAACAGTCACGCCTAAAGTGATTTTGGTGAATAGTTCGATGTCCATCACTCCTCCCAAACAACGTTACCGTCGCTATCCATATAACCATTGAACTGGTAAAGCTGCTTTTTAGCAAACTTGGTAATGTCCCACTCGTAGCTCTCCTCAGCCATCCAAGCTTCTACCGATTGCTCAGCTTTCAACTTCTGTTTGAGTTCCCGCTGAACCTCCTCCACAGCAGCGATCTTCTTCTTGAACTTGCGAATGTATGGTGTGTAGACAGCAGCTTGTTCCCGACAAGCTACAGATTTCTCACTGTGCTCGCGAGATTTTTCAGGCTGTAGAGTTTGGTCGAAAGAAAAGCTCATTTCAGCAAATTCATCAGCACGCTCATTATACGCCTTACGCGCTGCACGAAGCTTGGCAATCTCCTCGTACAAACCTGTCAGAACATCTGCATTGATTTTCAGTTGTCGCTGCAACAATGCTGCTTTCATTTGCCTTCCTCCTCGCATTCAATTTCCATGTACATGTCTGCTACTTGATCCCAGGTGTAGTTGCTGTTGAAGCTAATGTTCAAAACTGCCACAACCTCTTGTACTCCAAAGCCCATGTTGTAGTACTCACGTACAAGCTCTTTAACATCAACCATCATTCACCCCTTATAAAAAGCATGCTTATAAGCTTCTTCCCACGTATTGCAGAAATGCCAGTCAGGGAACTTTGCCTTGATCTTCTGCACATACTTGTGCTCGTCACTGTACAGCGTACCAGTCTTCACAATAATCTTGTGTTTCTCGCACACCTTAAACTCTCGATCAAGTGTAATCGTACCATGCTTGTACCACGCCTTGCAAATGCTGAATGGAAACTGTGGCACGACAGTATCCTGTGTCTTGTACCGCATGAACATAAGCTGCACATTCACACCGTCTACAGCAGCAGAATACACACAGTTGAGGTCAGGGTTCAGCTTGTACCACTCTGGCAGGTTCTCGCCAGCTTTTCCGCTATCAATGTCGATGCCAACATGGCGAAGCATCTCCGCAACAATGGTAAGCTGCTCAACACCTGTGTGAAAGAAAATGTCCAAGTCCGTAGCAGGCTTACCAAAGTGCCAATCACGAGGTGCACCACCAGCGCAGATTGCAAAAGGATCGATAGCGAAAAGTTTGCCAAGAACTTTGTCTGCGACAGCTTTCTGCTTTTCGATGATTTGTGCGTCTGTTGCAAGAAAAGTCGACAATACGCCCTCGTTCATTAGTTCTTCTCCTTGATAAATTGTAGACTATTCTGCCGCTCCCACATCAACTGATTCAGCTCCTCATGCCACTCATCCGGCACATTTTCCTTCTGCTCAAGCTTCTTCAACATTGCACGAAGAATGTCCATCTTACGAAGACGTTGATGTTCTTCTTTGGAGGTAAGTTCAGGACCGAACACAATATCCTTCCAAGACCCTTTTTTCTTTTCGATGAGTGCTTCGTTTTCCACGTCTGAGTCATGATCAGCATAAAGTTCGGCGTTTTGTAGTTGATCTTCGCACACAACACACTTGCAAGGAGTCTCAGGCTGCTTGTAATACTCGGAGCGTTTCACAAAAGTGTTTTGTGGAGTTAGGATGTACTCTTGACAATTATATTTTCCTTCGTCTTCAAAACCATGAAAGTCAGATGCGTATGTCATTTCTTTCTTTCCCCAAAACCCTGCGAAAATTGCAGGCTTGTCAGTGTGCTGAAGGCTAGCATTCCCTGCCCACTTATATCCCATCTCAAACAACTTTTTCTGAATCTGCTCAGAATGCTCTGGGCTGTTCACCCGAAATTTCATTGCTATCAAAGTTCTCTCCTTAAGAATGTTAGCAGACATTGTACTATGGTCAGTCTGCCTGTGTCAATCGGTAATTTCTACTGTGTAGTTCATCAATGCTTCGTAAGCGGGGGGGTCAATCTTATCCCGCCACTTTTCTGCAAGATCTTTGGCGTATTGCTCCTTGCGGGCTTTGTATGCGTAGAATGCCTCTTCTGGCGTATTATAGTACCCAAGATATTCTCGTCCCTTGTCAGTGCAAGTTCTAGCAACATATCCAACCTTTGCGTTTGGGCACTTAGGCTTGATAACATTCACGCCACGATAATACTCTCCTCGGTCTTGTTCTAGCAAGAAAAGATTAATTTCTTGTGGTACGATTGTGCAAGTTTCCGGCGAGTACATTTTTACACCGTTGCTTAACAAGTCCTTATCAAGCTCAGCATCGTCAGCAAATGCGTAAGGCTGTTGATATGCCCATTCGGCAAAGTTTTGAAAGTTGTGCCACTCCTTTGCGATATGAATGTCACGGTAACGCGCGTTACGTGGCTTGTTCAACTCGTATGGATTGTAGCAGCGACTAAACATCCTAATCCAGAAACCATAAATGCACTCATCTGCTTTTTCACCACTTTCACGAAGGCCACTAGTAAATCGACCGATGCCAAGATAACCAATACCCTCTACGCTAGGCTGATTCTGTGGCTTGATGGCGCCATTCCTTGCAGCATGCGCGGAGGCTGTCTGCCTCGATCCGTCTTCAAATTCTACCGTAACGTCCCACGCATTACGGTACTCAACAACAGTGTACGGCCAGCCACTTTTCGTGACGAACCTCTCACCTACTTGCAGCGTAGACTTAGGATGTCCAACTACACCCTTGCGAAGATTCGATGCCTGAACCGTAGTTTCTTCACCATCTTCAAACACGACACGAACATTCCAGGCATCAATGTATTCTTTTACCGTAACAGTATGCCCGTTGTTAGTTTTGAACACATCACCAACAAAAATCTTACCGCGAGTGGGGTGCTTCAATTTACCTTCTTTGAGGATATCAGCGTATGTTTTTGATACCTCCCCGTCAGGCCAACGTACTAAGACATTTGTGCAAGAGTTATACTCCAAAACTTCTACAATATCCCCGTCAACAGATGGAAATTTGTCACCCACAAAAATCTTACCCTTCGTCGGATGTTTGAACGCCCCTCTGTTCAAGTTGCCTTGTCTTGCCACTACCCTTACACCGTCCTCGTACTCGATTGTGATCTTTTTCGAGGTGACGTATTCTACAATTGTTACTACGTCACCAGATTTGTTGGTAAACTTATCTCCTACTTTCACGCTAGGTGGCTTCTGCATAATATTGTTATTCTCTCTGTTTAAAAACCTATTATACAGTAAGACCACCTTCTTGTCAAATCTTAGAACTGGTTAGGGTTCTTCTCCAACCAATCTTGCAGTGAATGTAAACTGTGAGTCTCAGCGTCGTAGTAAATTTTGCAAGCTTCGTTGGAAGTTTCCGAACCTGTGCGGTTCTTGGTCAAAGCGACAATCGTGGTATTGCGTGTCAGCACATCTTCAGCAAGCTTATCGCGGGACAGCATAAGATTTAGCGCCACACTTTTTACGATTGTCGAGGAACCTTGAATATCCGATTCAGACCCCATCGCACCTTTACTGCCGTCTTTCTGCCCACTCGCTGCCTTGCGCTGATGGCAAATCAACAGGATCAACACGTCGTACTTGTTGAGAATCTGCTTCATCCACTTGGTGAAGTCCTGTTGTTCTTCCACGGTGGTTGCGTCCAACATGTCCGACAGTGTATCCAGCACCAAAATCTGACAACCACAAGCCACAATAAGCTCAAGAATTTTAGCCTTCATAGCTTCCAAAGAGTTGTCGCGCTCATCGAGAACAACCCAACGGTCGGAACCATCCTCGTTGTAGAATAGCTCTCGCTGCTTCGTCTGAACATACTCACTCATCAGGTACTCCAGCTTCTCTTCTGGTAGCATCTTACCGATCTTACGGCCACAGTGAGTTGAAAGCATAAGCTCACCATACTGTGCAGCAGACTGCTCCATAGAAATGGCACCAATCTTATAGGTGCTGTTGAAAAGCCAGAAATAAACAGCGGCATTAATCAGCGTACTTTTCGCCAAGCCAGTAGATGCAGAGATTGCCACAGCCGTCTTCAGGTCCATGCCACCACCTGTCATGTCGTTCAATTCCCGCATAAATGGTGGGAATGGTACTTTCGGAGCCTTCGCGGCCTCAACAATCTTGTCGTACATCTGACTGCTGCCAACGAGGCCAGGAGGGACGTATTTAGATGCAGAGAAGAAGGCATTGATGATTTCCTTCTCGCGACCTTTCATCAAAAGCTCATTAACATCCTTAGCATTGAACTTAGCAATAAAGACTTTGCCATGTGGCAGAGCTTTGACGATGCCAGGAATAGCATCTTGACCGGGTTCATCTTGGTCTGCAAAGTAAATAATTTTATCTGCACGGTCGAACCAATCATAATGAGCGGCGACCATTTTGTTGCTACCGCTTTCGCCAAGCCCTAACCCCACAACTGGCGTTTCCTCCCAATCGCTACCTTTATTCTTGGCATAGTTGACCAATGCATCCCTGAGAGACATAGTATCGATCTCCCCGGCGCAGAGGCAGATAATCTTGGAATTGCTATTCTTATACCGGAAATACCCGAACAACTCAGAATTAGCATTAACCCGCCCTTGTACACTGAATGACTTCGGGAGCTTCCGCAACTTCAGACCTGCCAGAGAGCCGTCCTCAAAATAAGGATAGTATTGCGTGTCAGGTTCACCTGTCTCAGTGTCATACTTTGTACGCACAGCATAGTGCTTGTACGTGTTGTCACTAATACCCCGTGCACCCTTGCCGGACTCTCCTGTGTAACTTTTAAAAAGATCAATCTCAGCCTGCGTGAGCTTTTCCTTAGTGCTCAATTCTTCCTCCTCTTCTGTTTCAACCCATCCCATAGCTTCGCGGTGCTCTTTACTTGGGATCGTCCAAGAGCACGCAAAACAAAACGCTGACTCTGTATTTCCATAAACATGTAGATTGTTACGGCTGCTATCTCGCCCTTCGCGGATGCACCTGGGACAGCCAGTCTTATGGTCGCGAGTCAGATCAATACCATACTTCTCAGCAATTTCAGACAATCATCAACCCTCCTAATGAATTTGCTTCTCTAGTTCCAACGCGAAGCTCCTTATCTCACTCCAAAGCGCACTCGGATCAAACTCTTCAGTTCCCTCTACAGTGTCGTAATAGAAATTATCCTGCTGTAGCTTGAGGAACAAAATTAGGTCTTCAAAGACTTGTTTCATGGCGCCCCTATTTTCATGATTTGATCGACAGCCACAAAAAGAATTGAAAGCATGGACATTACTAGCAATGTTGCAAATCGGCTTGAGTCAGACCACAATGCAATGTCGAAGCCTGCATTATAGAAGGCGCCCATCAAGAACCCCAACAATGCACCCAAAGCAGCTAACAGTACTGATTTCATTTCACCACCTCCGGGAAGAAACTGCGATACTTCCATTTGCGCAAGTCCCAGATATCCCTGTCATACGCTTTATTGATATCAACGTCAAACTTGTACCAATTAGGAGAAGAATAAACTTCTTCAATGCGTTGATTTACATATTTGCTGACAAGCAGCAGGCGGCCGCTAGCAACAACAAACCAAATAACAGCTAATACAAGAACACATAACAAAATCATACACCCTCCAATTCCGTAATATTCATAATCTGACACATACCTTCCTCATCAACATACCAAGCATAAGCGACAGACTCTCCAAAAGAAAACGTTCGCTTCACAAGAGTACCTAGTGCATATTCGTGCTCGTCATTCTCAACGATGACACGGTGTGTGGGGCGGAAGGTCATTGCACACCAAACACGGGTTGCTTCTTACTGACTTGAGCATCCAACTGATTCATAGTCTCGTAATACCACACATTGCCTTTGGAATCGCGAGCGACAAATCGATATGGAGTGACCTCAAACACTTCCTGAGTTCCCACTTCGCGTACTACACTGTCACGGCAAAGCTTGTGATCGTAGCTGGAACAGCCCGTTGCAAGGATCGCGATAGCTGCGCACAGAATGATTTTCTTCATGGTTTCTCCTTAGTTAAAATGAAAGGGGCTTTCGCCCCTCCCTCTACAGATTACATGCTCGTAAGAGCATTACTTCTGCTTCTTCCGACGCGACCATTTAGTCACGCCCACCAGACCAAACAGTCCGAAGCCCAAGCCAGCCATTGCGAGAGAATCACTACCATCATCCTGTGCAGCCATTCGTGGGGACGAGACAGGATTGGACACCGTGCAGCAATCCATAGCGCCGATGTACGGTGCGCTGACATCCTGTGCAGTTGCCGTTGCGGACACGCTCGGCGAGGATACATCATCAGCGACAGCAGATGCTGAAACAGGGGCTTCGTAAGATGCCGAGACAGGCAGACCTTGTGCAAATGCGACAGCACCGTAAAGAGCCAGGAATGCGGCGGTGATGGTAGCCTTTGCTACAGTAATTTTCTTCATATTATTGCCTTTCTTAAGGGTTGTAAGAGCGCTGTGTTTCAGCGCAAGACACAGGATACAGAATTGATGAGGGGATGTCAAGCAGAATAATTTTCGCCATCAATCGTCTTACGATACTGAATCCAGCCGCAGAAGTTGCCGCTCCACAGATTGCCATCACGATCCATGTGGCTGACACCATTCTCCCACGTTCCCGGCAAACAAGCCATATTGGTCCCATTGTAGAAATGCGGAGTTTTCATAGGAGTAGCGACATGTTCAAACGCAGAAGCATGCTTTTTATCGCTGCCAAGCAGCCTCTCATACACTTCTAAACTCTTCTCCAACCCATACCCTTCATTGCGGTAGGAGACGGCTGCACAGCGAGCGCAAGAAACTTTGATGGCTTGTTCAGCCGTGAGGACTTGTGCCATATCCGTATTACCAACACGGATAGAGTAACCACGCTTGCCGTTACCACGCATGATGTCGATATAAGGCAAATGATACTCACCCGCCTTCAGAAGTTCCGGGACGCTCCGCTCTTGAGCCTCTTTCATCACTCGTGCAAGTTCTGCAATCGTAGGATCAGCAGCCTTGTCATCACGAAGCCAGAAGAAATTTGCAGTTTCTGTTGCAGAGATGATTGTCTTCATCATCTGGAATGGCTCGACTAGTCGATTGAAAACTTGTTTGTGGTAGCCCGCTTCTTGGAATGCGCGCGCAAACCCTGTAGCCGAAATACGCGCCGCTTCCCATGCCTCTTCTGGCTCATAGCAAGAGTAGTACCCGCTCTCACCGATCCCTGATGGTTCCGTCCAAAGATCAATAAGACCATCATGACCTTCGCCCCTGTCCTGCATGCCACTTTGATTTGCACCAAACCGCACAGGCATTCCCCGCAACTGCTCAACCATTTTGTTGAACGGAATTGCGCGGCTACTTGCTGCGTTACGAGAGAACATCCGATGAGTCATCAAATCGGCGTGAACTACTCTTGCGTATTCCACTTCCCAAGTAGTAAGACGATTGCCCTGCTCGTTAATGCTGTCCGCGAGGATACGTGCAACAATGTTGGCTTTACCAATTACTTCAATCACCCCGCCACCTCCGTCTCAACATCCTCATAAGTATCCACCCACACAACATCAATCTTCTCGCCTTGCTTTTGCTTGAACGGGAGTGTGCGCAAACTTGCTGTCTTGCCGATACCCTCAATAAAATACTCTTCACCCTGAGCCAGTTGACGTGCCGCATGAGCAAACAGATCGTTACGTTTCTCTTCTAAAGTGTAGCCCTCTAGTTGCCACATATATTTTTCAAACTCGTTGATAAATTCTTGAGTGAGTGCACTATCAACGATATCTATTTCGTAATGCTTTTCAGTACGTACGATAATTGACTTTTTCATCACACCTCCTCGAACTCATCATACAAAGCCATATTGTTCTTGCTAGGCTTCTTATCAAATACATCCATCACTTCAAAAACTGAATCGGCTGGTGCGTCAATAGCGTCGATAGCCTTATCAACAACTTCGTCTTGGTGCAATCCCTCTTCATGTTCAACTTCAACAAGTACGTTCTTATAAATAGTTACAGCCACTTCCACGTAAGTTTTCATTATTCCTCACCCTTCTCTTCCCAATATGCTTCCATCGCATAATCGTAGCCATCCCAGTTGTCCACTCCTGCACCTTCAAGATGAGTGAGCTTCAGTTGGGCATCCAGAAGTTCTTCGTACTCTGCAACGGTAATCGTGATAGTTTCTGCACTCATTTCTTCTCCTTAAATTAATAAATTAACTAACCACCACAGCATGTACAACTCTACCTTGAATATGTGGAAAATGTTCCTTCCACGCTTTATCAGCATCGATTACGCTATCTTTAAGATCATCTGCATCACTACCCCCAACCTCAAATCCTACAAAGAAATCATCGCCAGCATAGCAGTCGAGGCACTTAATCATGACCGCAACATCGCCAATCTCTTCGTACTCCTCAAACTCTTCAACTTGTTCATCGGTCAAACTCAGCTCAGAAGCTACAAATTCAATAGCTTCGTCCTTAGAGCTAAAACGTTTACCAATACCCAAGAATGCGTCGTAGTCAATACTCATAACCCCTCCTCAATTTTGTACATCACAATAGTAAACAATCTTACCAAACTTAGCAACTCTTTTCATCTTCCTAGCCCAAGACGGCTGCACATCTGTCGAATGAAAGTGGTCAGCGCATCGGGGCAACACAGGACGCATCTTACGCGATTCATTGTACCGTGTCAACCACTCTGGCGTGTTTTTCATCGTAACACTTTTACGCCACCAAGAAAATTGCCCTCTCTGCGACACAACAGCCTTGCAACTCTTGTGAGCCTTCTTCATCCTGTGTTGTACCACTTCCACAACGCCACGCACTGCTCGCAAGTTTTGGTTCTCGGCTTCGCGCTGTGCTGTGTAGGCCAAGCAGCGATCATCAGCCGCTTTGGCGTGGGCCCCGTGGGCAAGCATCAGGGCGAGGAGAAGGGCACCGCCACTGCTCAAAGATCGTCCTCATCTCGCCATCCTAGAAAGATTGGGAAGCGATAAGAGTCTTTCATGCCCACAGCAAAATACTTAAATTTAGCAAGCTTGCCAAGATACTTATCGCGATTGGCCCACACATCAGCCCGACCAGCGTCATCAAAACCACTGCCCATAGTGAAACGAATACCGTTGCACTCGCAAATTAGCGCGCCCAATGTTCTCGCACCAACCATACCTTCTTGTGCCTGACTACGCTGTGTACGTCCCAACTCATTTGTCTTGGCTTCGTTCGTATTGTGCATTTTCTCCTCGAAGCCAATCACGACAGCTTCTGCGTCAGAGAATCGCTTAATCTTGCCAATGATGCCCTCTTTAGCGGTAGATCGGCCTTGTTTGTACTTACCGTCAATCGACCTAACCATGACGCCTTCGTAGCCTGCATCCAGACACTGTTGCTCAAACTCAAGAAGTTGTTTCTCACAATTGATAAGACGTTGTGCGGCTAGAGCAACTTTACTGCCATCGCATCGTTCTGCGGCAGAACTTAGCCGCACATGATACACATCGTCCACAGAAATATCGTCGAACACAGCCAGCCTAATTCTGTCTTCATCGAACTCATCTTTGAGTTCTGTGCTCATCACCACTTGGGTTGTCAGATTGAATACGTTAGGCGCAGCCCAATCGCCATACAAAACTTCTGCGTCAAGCCCGTTAAACTCCGGCTTGCCGAACAACTCTTGAACGATCTTGCTTCGGATAGGCTTCATGGAGCGGCTGTACACTATGCCGTCCAAAATAATTACACGGATGCCGTCAAGTTTAACGCTGGCGTACAACGGGTATTTCAACGTAGACGTATCTTCGCAAGTAAATGCGAGCATTGGCTTAAAATTCATTCATTCCTCCTCCACAATCTTCATCCAAACAGGTACTTCAAACATACCATAGTCATACGCCACCCCAATTTTCATTTGAGGGGCTTCTTTCTCAGCAACGTCGCGGGTCACTGGATAGCACCACAAATAAGCATAAATTTCTGCCTCTCGCTTTGTATCGAACGTAGCAATCTCCCAACATTTGAACGTGTTAGGTGCCATCGTAGCTGGCTTATCGTCTTCGCACACAGTGTAGCTCATCATCGCTCCCTATCATTTCCAAAGCCAAGTTCCTCTTTCGCGCGCTGTTCTGGAGTACGGCTGTCTTCATACTGCCAATCTATCCACCTTGCTACACACTCTTGTGAATATTTAGCGTACTCCTCTCGTGTAGGAATGTCTGTGCTGTTTGAACGGCACGCAATGTTAAGAACCTCTGTGTAACTAAAGTCTCTGTCCCAGCAGTAGTGCATCAGTTCAGTTTTGGTCATGATGGTTCCTCCGCAGGTTTATCACTAATCACAGGCTCAGTAACTTTGTTAAGAAACTTATCAAATGCTTCGTCTGGTGGAAGCTTTTTGAGGCGTGGATTAATGTGGTCAATCACCCCGCGAAACCCTGCCATATGATTTGACACGACGTATCCGTGTATATTCACCATGTCCAGACTTCGATGCAAAGCTAACCTGTCCGCTAGCCCGCTAATGATGGTGCACTCTTTGCCCACGTAGTCCTCATAAACAAGCCCGTCACCCTGCACAATCACACATACACTACCTACAGGATACTCCTTCATACATCCTCCTTGTCAAAATGTCCGCTCATTGTAGGCTGCAACGAAGCACATGTCAACAACAATTTTACGACGTGCTGTTAGAAATCTTACGCGGAGGGGCTTGACATGTCGTACGAAGTGCGTCATCATAGCAGCCGTCACAACAATTTTAGGAGGATGTATGAAAGTTAAAGTGGTTCGTGCCACAGTTGACAATTGGTACAAGGTTGGTGAAGAGTATGATGTAGAAAGTAAGACGCGACATCGTGATGGACGAGATTATTACCCTCTTGTTGACGATGCAAACATTGGCATCGGCCCTGAACATTGCGAAATTATTGAAGAGAAGCCAAAATTCCCGTTCAAGGTACGTTGCATTAACAACAACACTTGGGAGAATGAGTTAGAGCTTGGGAGGGTGTATGACGTAGTTGGTGAGAATCATGGGATAGATTGGTTTGTCGATGTTGATGGCAGAAGGATGTCTTTTAAGAAGTCTCGCTTTGAAATTGTAGACGATGAAGACACAACTCATCACGAAGGACCTGTACGCAACAAATACATGCGCGAAGTGAAGCCCGGCGTGTGGGTTGATGTTTACGATGTTATCCGAGCATGGAAAGTGGAAGACCCTTGCCTGCAACATCTGCTCAAGAAGGCACTTGCCAGCGGTCAACGTGGGCATAAGGATTTGAAGGAAGATTTGGACGACATTCTTGCTAGTGCAAAGCGTGCTGTGGAGATGCACGAGGAATGGAACGGGGCAAAAATGAATTTGGAATTTAAGCCGATTTCATAACGATAAATTGGGTGTTGGTCCAGCCATCATGCACCCTTGGGATCAACGAGGGGGTGTCTAGGGTTCCCCAATCTTAGGCACTCTCTTCCGTTTCCTACCCGTCTTCCTCCGCAAAACACGTTCTAAGAAACGTGCCCTTCTATACATTTCCACCCACCCTCTAGATGCACCTCGCCCCTGCTGCCTCCAGGGCTGCAAATTTTGGGCGTAAGAGTGCCCTTCCCACTAATCCTTAGCGGTTACTTTTCAAAAGACGATAGATGGCCCTACCCGTGCGTTACACGGTTCAAAAACTATCTCTAGTGTTCATCCTACTCTCACCCTACAGGGCACACCCTATCAATTCTGATAGGGATGCTTCTTATGCGGAAGCGTTAAACACCGTACAGAAGATAGATAGCGCAAGAATTACAATCAAGTTACTCCGCAAAACCGTTGATGTAAAGACTTTTCGTGTGAAATTCTCAAAGATTCTCACACTGAAGCCGAAAAAGTCGAAACTTGCGTCAGACATGGCCTACAAGAGTGCTGTTTATGCATACAGCGTTGCCACAAGGTGATGTGAGAATCTATCGCTACCACGATTTTGAACGTAAATCTAGGGGTATATGAAAATTTCTGTTGACATGCACAATCCATAGCGTTATTATGCATCTATCGACGGACAAGACAGAACGGCAACAAGACTGTCGAGACTGACAAAGCACAAATGACATGCGCTACGTAAGTAGTGCTACTTAACTAAATACACGCAAACACTATATAGGAGCAACATCATGGCACTTCGTCAATTTGTAGTCCGCACTGCACCCCTGACCCACGAGGCAATGATTGTGGACGCCACTAGCCGTGACAACGGGCGCCTGCTTGCTATCGTAGCTGGCAAAGAAATCGAGATTGGCATGGATACGTACATGGCTTCTGGCTCTGTGGATATCGCCACCGCCGAGAAGATTGTCCACAGCTATGCGCAACAAAATAACATCCCAGAAACGGAAGTGAAGGTGCGAGTTCGTCTCCCAAAGACCAATGTGCAACCTCGCAAGGCACGAAAGACCAACGATGTCGAGGCAACCAACCTCACGCTTGTGAAGAGTGATAAAGAGCCTGTGGATGGCAACAATCTCACAGCACTCGCACAAGCGATGGTGGATGCTCACAACAAGCGCAAAGATGACGTGAAGCCGGAAGCTACTCAGGAAGAACAGAAGGCCTCCGCTGAGAAACCGGAAGGTGCCGTTGTGAAGCGTTCGCAAGGTGAGAAGAAGCGGGCCTATCAGAAGAAGGACAAGGAACGGTCTGCACGTTCAAAGGCTGCATACGAACGCTACGTAAAGGAAATCAGCCAGCATGTTGCCGACAACCCAAGCATTATGGAACCTGTTGTCCCTGGCCCCGGAGTGTCGGCCCAAGATGTTTCGGACGCAGAGTTTCAGTTTGCTCTGAAGTTGGCGAAACTTTTGAAGGGTGTAATGTAAAGCATCCCCTCCCTCGTTGTTGTGCCTTGTCCCCTAGCCCTCCCACTAGGGGATTTTTTTTTTTTTTTTTTTTTTTTTTTTGCTCTCCCCCTCTTGCATTCATAAGAATCTTAGGCTACACTGATCCTGTCTTAACAAACATACGACGGAACAAAATGACCAAACTTACCGACGACGATATCCGGCAGATCATTGCCGAACGCTTTGCAGATGATAGTTGCACTCCTGATGACATTGCCTTTGCTCGTGCTATTGAGGATGCTATTGAGGATGCTGTGTTGGAACGTGCTGCGAGTGTTTGTGATGAAACCTATGTAGAGCCCGGTGATATGCAGGTGGAGAACTGCCACGAGGCTGCGGCTAAAATCCGTGCAATGAAGAACAAGGAGGAATGATATGACAGACACACGTACACCGTACGATATTGACAAGCTGAACACGGCAATCATGAATATTCCGTGCAGCCAATCGCATGTGTATTTTGGCACAGCCAGGGAGTACTACGCGTACAAGGGAGGCCATAAAGAAGCGAGACACGCTGCTGTGGATGCTGTGCGTGAGCATTTTAAGGATGATGTAGAGCCGAGCGTTTCGGCAGATGAGCGGGCGCTGCCTCCGATGCCGAAACGTTGGCAGGATCGCCGCGATGACTATCCGAAGCACGAACAGCCGCACTCCGATTATCTGATCGAGCAGGAAATGAAGGAATGGCGCGAATGGGGCGCCGCCCTCGCATCGAAATACGACGCAGGAGTAGTTCAATCGCAGACGGAACGGATGCAATCGCCCGCAGTCAGCCAGAAGGACGGGGCGGTTGTCGAAATGATGAAGCTTCTGCAGGACGCCGCGCGCGCATGGAACAACGAGAACGAGCCGGCGCTGGATGCGGCAATGGAAGAGATCGAATGCTTCCTGATCGATTTTCGCGCCACCCCGGCGGCCACAGTAGACGCGCCAGCGGATACAACAGTGGATTCGCAAGAAGACACTACCACGGCAAGCGCGAGCGGGGACAGTAAATCCGAATTCCTTGCTCACTTGCAGCGGGCATCGGACCTTGTCGAGACGTGGCCCAAATGGAAGCAAGGTATGTTCGCATCCGAGACAAATAGCGCCCAAGCACCCAGCCGGGAAGCTGCGCTGAACAAAGAATGGGCAATGGAACTGTTGTGCCTTCACCGAGAGGATGGGGAGGAGCTTGGCCCATACGAACAGATGCGTGTTGCCGCTGTACTACTCGGCGCTCGTGCAGCAATCGCCTCCAGCGCGGAACAGGAGGCGAAATGAGCGACGAACTGAAACCTTGCCCGTTCTGCGGAGGAAAGCCAAAAATTCACAAGAAAGAGTTGGACGAGCGATTCGCTTATGCGAACGAAGTTACCGTTCAGTGCTCGTCGTGTGGATGCTCTAGAAGTGCTGTAGGTGACACCAGCAAACCGGGCTACGCCGATAACTCGTCAACGGAGAAGCGCGCAATCGAGAAATGGAACCGCCGCACAGCAGACACGTCAGTTGCTCCTGTTTCCTCCCCTATTGGGGAAGATATCGCAGATATCAACCTGCCGGGTATCGACACGGACGAATTTGAATCGCTGCTCTATGAATTTGCCGCCGAAGCGGCTTGCGATTCCCACTTCGGCGACGATGGCTCAGTAGCAAGAGTTAAGCAGGCGATCATCGCCTACATCGACGGTCGCACCGCTGGAGTAGTGCCGGATGGCTGGAAGCTCGTACCGGTCGATCCTACTCAGGACATGATCGATGCAGCAGAAGCAATTGGTGAGGTTTTCAGAACTGGCGAGGAATGGGATGCCATGATCGCTGCCGCCCCTACACCTCGGAAAAGTGAAGAAACCTAAAAATGAATTCTCACGAACTGGCCTATGTGCTATTGAGCTTGCCAAACCTTCCAGTTGCAACACATGCCGACAACCACACGTACATGAGTAAAATAGATACTATTACACACGGCTGTCTAAAGGTCTGCCTGTTGGAAACATATGTTGGGCAGCATATAGTAATAGGCAACGTAAATAAAGTGGACCTCAACTCGCCGAACTGGTATGTGTCACAAATGCTGTACCCTGACAAATAACACTTGACTAACACACCATTCCCATTCTACCATGTGCATACTAAACAAAATCACAGGAGAGTGGGATGGCCGAACTATCGAAAGATGAAATTACAATCCTAAGCGTACAGGGCGACGAACTTTACGCCTACATCAACCAAGCATCTGCCGGAAAGGATTGGCCTCAACAGATGGAGCATCTTAACTTGCGCTACCAGTTTGATGGCAAGTGGGACTTGCCAGTTGAAATGCGAACATTCGTACAAGCTGCTCGTTATCTTCTTATTATGCCATAAATGGAGAAGGGAATATGAGGAAAGTGTTAGGCACAACAAATAAAGAGGAACGTTTCAAACCATCAGACATCATCGAGTTCTGCGAGGATGAATATGTTGTCCTCAAGAATTATGGTTCAAGAGGGCGTGTTAGGATGCTAAACACTCACATGGTGATTGATCCTTTCTATTGGGAATTCCAAGGGATGGCGGCTAGGAGGGTGAAAACGGAGGGATGATTTTGTTTTGGAATCTCGCAAACGATTATGAGGAGAAATTCGTTGCTGAGCCAGGAATGCCAAGGGCTTGGGATCAACGAGGGGTATATACGTTTTGGGAAATTCTTATTAGCTCGCCTTTGTGCGGGCTTTTTGTTTTGTGGTGGAGCGCTTATGTAGAGCTATGGGGCGGTTCCTTGCCTGCCATCTGCCGCTCTATAGGCACGCCCTTTAGACCACTCTATATAGAGGGTGCAGACTGGTACAGAAATTTGCTTCTTTTGCTTACTAGGTCGTCAGACACACCCTCTAAAAATTTTTTCAAAAAGTGCTTGACGGGCTTCGTGTGCTGGTCTAAGATGCTCTACATGGAAGGCGCACAGGGCGCTAACAAACAAGGAGAAGCTAAAATGTCTAACAACAACGCATACAATCAAGCCGTCGCACAAGCTAACAGCATCGCTGCAATGGTGGCTGCACTAAATGCCGATTATGACCGGCTGGAAGAGTTGAAAAATGAGCGTCACACTATCCAGAATGAAGGCACAATCGAAGAGTTGGCAGCATGGGATAGTGAATACTCTGAGGAATTGCAAGAGCTTGACGAAGCTGCAAACGGTAACGAATCCGAAGACGATGCACGCGAGCGTATCCAAGAGGATGCATTGGACGTGCAAGTGCGTAGCGGCTGGCACTCCATCGGAGGAGACGATACGCCTAGCGAATTCCAGATTCTCCTCTGCACTGGCGGTCCGGCTGTCCGCATCATGGGCGAACTGAATGATTTTTGCGAACCTTCCCGCGCGTGGATAGAGGCTCAGGATTGGGGTACGCCTTGGTTTCACTGCTCAGGTATTATAGATCAAGAAACCCTTTTAACCTACTGCCGACAGTTCTACTTCGGAGAATGATTTAACAAATTCAACAGCAATAGGGAAGTTTTCAAACAGTGTGGCTTCCTTCATAAATCCAGAAATTCCCTGATTAACTACGGGGAATTTCTCTTTTAGTTGACACTCCGCTAAGTATGCCGCATCTCCACTCGTAGCCAGCGCGAAACTATCTGTTATCGTTAGACCCAGCTTATTTAAGGTTCTTCTATGGTGCGCCATTCTTTGCTTCAGGTTATTTGATATTCCATACCCTGTAAATGACTTATGGATACCTTCAATTTTTAGTACGTAGATGTGCGACGCCTTATTTCGGTCAAACCCCGTTTTTGCACAGGATGGACAGCCTTGCCCCATAAATAGGACGCTGAACACTTTTGTATCGAAAGTACCATGCTCTTTACAAGATACGATTAACTTGCTTCTTGTCCATGTTCGGCCTTTTTCAATCCTCACAAAAGAAAGGCCCGTTTCTCTGTTTTCTAGATGCTTCGTCACGCGGTAATCCCACTGTGCGGGACTTAGGTTGATAGCTGTGCTACTGCACCGGCACGGCGGGTTTCCGTCCCTCAAAGATTGCACCTCTGCCTCAAACCACCCCGTACAAAGTCCGGCATTGGCGTACTCGTCAGTAGCACATTTTGGGCAAAACACGTTCCAATGTAGCCGCTTTCCTCGTGTTACTCTCGCACTCCTCGTAAATAAAGTACCTTCGGCAAACCCTCCAGTAGCGGCGAACTTTGATGTAATCTCACTATCAGGCATTCTACTGTTAGAGCCCAATTTATCCCTCTTACATGCTGGGCAGAAATCCTTAGTGCGTCCAGTTAACATAGTTACGCGCAATAGAAATTCGGTGTTGTGTCGCGTGCAGACTACTTTTGCCACTGACTTCCTTGTTCCTGAGTATTCGCCTTCCCATTGTATGAACTTCAGCGGTTCTTTGTTGTTTATCCTTTCTTCTACTTCCTCTCTTGTTATTTTTAGCTCACGCATCACAGTATTCCCTTGCATACTCAGCTTGCAACTTAAAAATTTTAGAAAGCTTCTTAGCTTGCGCCAGTTTTGCAAGCATTGATTCGTCGTTTTTCTTGTTGTAATATGTGACAAGACGATAGTACGCTTGCTCTTGCACGGTGTTGAGGCGAACGGCGATAGCATCGACGGACGCCGACTGGTAGTCGAACGAACGAGACATTTTTATTCCTTTAGGTGGGATTTTTGACAGCAGATTTACAAAACGTAGCATTGCACTACGCAGATAACACAATTATACATCTTATTGCACAGATTGTCAATAGAAAGTCAAGCGTTTATTTAGAGTGAATGCTCTAAAATTTCTGCTTCAAGTGCTTGAATATCTTACGTAGATGAATTAAGATCGTTGCAAAGGTGGACAAACATAGGAGGATATATGCCTGAGAAAATTAGCAATTACCTGATTTTTAGCAGTAACAGTAGTGCGCGCCAGTTGGCAAACGTCACAGTAAGACGCGATGATGGCTCGGTGGTAGCACGTGTCTACAGTGAGCATAGCAAACCCCTTGCATTCCTGCGCAAGTGGCCCAAATGCACCGAGCGGCTAGAGCTTGTGAGCAGCTTACTAGAAAACAATGTTCCTGTTGAAATCATTCAGCAGATTGTACAGAGGAAATGACATGCACAACAAACACGATGTAACCTTGCGATGGTGCTACAGCAGCGGTCAAGACTACGAATTTCACTCGGCAGATGCCGCTCAGATTGGGCAACTTTACAGATTAAAGGTGTTAGAGCCAGCCGTACAGAGTGTCGAGGTGATTTTTGGCGGCCGCGTTATCATCTCTTGGAAGCGACAAGACGAATAAAAAGCTTGACATGCTTATAGTGCTTACGTAAGATGTGATTATGTGAGAAACAAACGTTAGGGGAAATACTATGACACAAGTTATCGGACATTTTGATCACCCAATACACGGTATGTATTACATCCATTTCAAATGACACGCCAACAAGCCCACGAATTGAAACTCAAGATGGCCCAATTCGCCGAAGTGACAGCAATGATACAATTCTATCAAGGGAAAGGGACAGAATCACAATTGGAAGTGGCACTAGCGGAACGTGATAGGGTGCGCAACGAACTGTATGCAATGATTGACTCACTTGTAACGGAGGAATGATGAAACCACACCGCCACTCAGCATTAATTCACGCCTGGGCCGATGGGGCAGAGATTCAAGTTTACTCTTGCGGATACTGGATTGATATTGAGCCAACTTGGAATGGCTGCGATGAATACCGCATCAAGCCAGAAAAGGAATATCCGAAGAGTACTCTTGATTACAATGATCTGTGCCGGATCGTGAACGCCGCCCATAAGCTACAAGAGGAAACAGGTGATAAGCAAGGGTATCAGACAATCATTGCACGACTGGCAGCAGATGAAGCCGTAAAACGTTACATTAAGGAGAATGAAGAATGACGCTTACAGAGTTCATTGCACGAAAGCCTAAAGAGCTACGGCTAGGGCAATGGTTTGTGAATTGTTATTGGAAAGGCTTTGACGTACGCTCGCAGCAGCTATATCAGTTAGACGGATATGCCGCTATGTTGTATATCAAGAGTTTGATGGAGGCTTGGCAATGGGAAACTTTACCGGAGATTGAATGCTAACTAGCTCGCAACAAAACACTTGTAAACACAATACTGATGTGCTAATCTACACTTACTGAACACTGTGCAATAGCACAGACACACAACGGAGAAATCGAAATGAAAACCACTACAAAGGCTCTTTTCAAGTTTCTTGCTCGCTTGTTTGAAAGCAACTACACTTACAATGATGCACATACGGTGCGAGTTCATAAGCGTACAGGGGATGTGGAATACCTGTGGATGGACGGAATGGGCAACTATTGGGAATCGGAGCCAATGTTTGATGACGGATATTCGTATGTGCCTCGTAAACCCCATTTAAAAGCGGTTTAACGGGTCTACAAGCGGCGATCGTAGCAAAGACGTTGCGAGTTAAAGGTTTTCAGAGTCTAACTTAAGTATGTTTGTCTCAATATTCCTTGCTTTTTCAACCCACATGTTAACTTGTTTCTGTTTCGCTAACACGCTGCGCCTAAGTAGTGGTCCAAGTTCTGCTATTTCCTCTTCGCTCCAGTCGCTAAAGAATTTATCAACCTTGGACATGTACTTTTCATACAAATATGCTAGACGTTCTTCAGGGTAGAATATAGGCTTATCGCCCAGGATGCCATTACACTCCATGCAAGACGGAATAAGATGGAGTTTACCTCCGCCCTTAACAAATTTATCGATGTTAAGTCCATCAATATGTTTTAGAGGAGGGCAATGGTCTAGCGCTTGTCGTATATCGTTGCAATACCAGCATTCATCTAAGCTACAGTTTTCTAAACGGCTGTAGAGTTTACCGTAGGTTCGCAGGAGTATTTCTCTGTTTTTGTTACGCATTACTTCACCTCGTACTCTAGGATATATTCAGCCTGCAATTTGAAAATCTTAGATAGCTTTTTCGCTTGCGCCAGTTTAGAAAGCATTGCACTATCATTCTTTTTGGTGTAGTATGTAATCAGTCGGTAATAGCTTTGCTCTTGAACTTGATTCAGGCGCACAGCAATAGCGTCAACAGACGCGGTTTGATAGTCAAACGAGCGTGACATAGGTGTTCCTTGTAATTGTGGGGGATGTGTACAGAATAAAACGTAGCATTGCACTACGCGGATAACATTATTATACAATGATGACTAAATATTGTCAATTTTCAACTGTAGGGGGAACATCAAATGAACTCTCGCAATCAACGTGAAGGCCACTATGGCGGCAAACAAGCCATGTATGCCATGGTGTTAGTGCCACGTAATAGCGGAAAGAAATGGGAGCGTGAAAAGATGGTGTGGAAGAAATATTATAGGACGTATCGAGCGCTTAGCTTGAAGGGGATGCGGAAGAGTGAGGAGATTGTGTTTAAGGAGGATAACAAATGAAGAAAGCATTTCTGCTGGGATTTATTGCCGGTGCAACTGGCGGGGAAATCGACAACAACCCTTACTCAGACGGCTATGAAAATTTCGATCTGTGGATTTCTGGTTTCTTGTCTGCTAAAGAGTGGTGGGAAGAGTTTGACGAGCACGCTTGACATCCCCTCACGCATCGTCTACCATATCCATGTGCCGTATGTGTGTTTCTCACTTTCTAACACTTTGCCTAACGTGCGGCACAGGGCCATGCTTTCCAGCAATGGGGAGTGTGGCCTTTTTGTTTTGTGTGACGCGTAACGGAAATAAGAATGATATGGCGCTTGACAAGCTTTCCTTTTTGTGTTCTACTATACATCACATGGGCAGCGCAGAGGGCGAGGCCGGAATGGGGAGGGATATGGAATTGCGATTGTACTACTATGAGATTGACGGAGATAGATACTTAGGAGAGCACGATTACGAAACTCCGTGCATTGTTCGGGCTATCTCTAATGCTAAATTTTTCATGGTTAAGAAGTCGGCTAAAATATGGTATGACAAGATTGAAAAAGAATATCCTGATGCAATCTTGTGTTCTTTTGAGGCAACTAATTGGCAAATGGAGGACAAATGACAACCAAATACGACAACTTTATTGCAGAGCTTAGAGCCCTTTGCAAGAAACATCACGTGTGCCTAGATTTTGGGTATGATGGGTGCGAGGTGTGGGATATGCGGGTAGATGATCCTGTTAGCAATACGGGGTTTTGGCAAGAGATTGAGCCGGAGGATAGGACGAGGGGTGATTAAATCTGCGGCAACCCAAGATTATCTAAAGGAGGGAACACCAAAGAACGTTCCCTTTTCTCAAATCCTCTTTTTAATCTGACAATCTTGTAGAATTCCTCTTCTATTTCTTCATCCGTATGCCTTGCAAACCATTCATCAGAGTAATAGACAGACATTGATTCTAATATACCGTCTAGCTCGTGTTCATCGTATCTCAACTGCCGATCAAACCACACAGTAGCAAGAGGGGTTATATCAAACTTAGACGGTATGTCATCAACTCCTCGTTTATTCCATGCTGGCCGTTGCAGGATAATCTGTTGTGCCTCGTAGAATACCATCTCGGGTGTACTGTCAAACAAGTGCAGTGCAACCCTCTCTACATCTTCCATACTCTTTTCAGAACGATTGTGTTGTTGCCAGCGTGACTGGAAATTATCTGTCTTGCCGATGTACAGCAGAGTATCGGCCTTACCGTAGAAGAAATACACTACGGGGCAATCTTCACTCCGTAGTTTGGTCAACAAAACATCATCCAACTCTTCGCAACAGTACAATCCATTACGTCCTAGCGATCTAATCATTGTAGTATTCTTTCATGTAGTAAGTTTAATAAACACGCGCAAAGCTGTCGCCAACCTTTGGCAATAGTTCGGGCTGTAGCTTGTAGCCTGATAGATTGTGTTGCTGCTAATTTCTGGCAAGGATCGCAACAGGTGAAACATAACATTCTTGCTCAGTGGGTTGCTTTCCCCAAGATTGGCAATACCGAAGAAATAGTTATCAAGGAACGGCATGTTGTCTGCAAGTGTGGCGATTGCATCGTCAAGCCCATCTTCGTCTAGTTCGTCATCTGCACTAACCATGCGGCCTACCCCACCGTTACGAATCTCGTAAACGTCGTAGGGATCGAGCATCCCAAAGAATGGGTTCTCAATGGCTTTAGACGACTCAATTGTGCCTGTACGCCCCTGCCCTTCACCAGCTATAGGCATGCCTACCCAAAACGGTGGAAGGCCCGTAGGAGTCTCTTTAAACGTCGGCACAGGTGGCTTAGGCTTGGTCCTGTACGTGAACGGCTTAATCTCCCCTGTCTCTTTGTGTATGCGTGCTGTCACGTACTGTCCGTCTTCTAGGCGCATCACTGTACGAATGAACTTGCTAGGCTTGCGTTTAGTCATGAGTTATCCACAGGTTTGGCAAAAAGTGTCTTATATAAAAGCATTCCAAATTCACTCATCAAACAACTTAGCAATCTTGTACTCACGGTAAGCTGTCTCGACCTTGGCCGACATCTCCTCGTCATCTTCCCAAGTCTTCCGAACAGCATAGATGGCTTGAGGACTAGACTTGTTGAACTGATCCACAATCTGTGCTACAGTTGCGGTACGGTAGTTAAAATTCTTACGCTTCATAAAAGTTCCTCAGTGATTGGTTACTCTTGTATAGTACACTGAGACATGCTTTGTGTCAACATAACTTTAAGAGATAAAGAGCATAACTAACCTAGCTAACGCGGTTAGGTGGCACAAACAACCACTAACACCTAGCACACAAACAATAAACAACTAAAGATACAAGAAAAGAAGCAAGATTATGACTTATTTACAACATACACTAAAATTCTTACAGATTCTTGTTGACGTGCTTATCTGGCTTGTGTACACTGTACTACATCGAATCAACAAACCCCACGGAGCCTAACATGACTAAGATCAAAACTTTCCTTGCAGACCCGATGGCAATTGCTTTAATGGTTTGTTCTCTGGCATACGGTAGGGTAGTTGTTAAAGTTGTGTTCCATATTGACTTGTTCTGAGAGTTGCATAACAATTCTAGGAGCCTATTATGTCACTCGCATACAATGTAGGATACAATGCACGTCTGTATGGCTATGCTAGTCTGAAAGACTGTCCATATCTTAAAGGGACATTCTGCTACACAGATTGGCAAGAGGGGTGGAAACATTGTGAGGATAAGATGAGAAAGGGGAAATAATATGTATGCAGTTCAATGGTATGACAGCTACACAAACAGCTGGCTTTTGTGCAGTACAAAGGGTCAGCTTGAGATTTATCATACGTTTGATAGAGCCTTTGAAAATTGCGAAGCTTGGAGAACTAGCAGCGTGTACAACGAATGTAAGGATGAATATAGGGTTGTTAGTGTGGTTGTTCAGGAGAAATAATCATGGCTAAGAAAGACAGTGTTAAGATGCTTGAGGCAAAGATTGAAGTGTTGGCGTGTGCAAAAACTATTATCGAGCAGGGCCGAGCTAGTTTTATTTGCTTTGCTCTTGATGCGGTCAAATGGGATTTAGGTTGGAGTTATGAAAGAAGTTGTGCTGTTGACAAGTTGTCCTCGTATATATCCAGACAACTTGGTAAGTGCGCCTACTTTGATGAGTGGTTAGAAGAGAATAGAAAAAGCCTTGCTCAAGATAAGGAAAGTGTTAAGAAATACAGGCTGCAATGGATTGACTACATGATTTCTTGTCTGCAAGAAGACTTGAGCAACAAGCAACACAAGAAAGGCTAACATGACAATCGAATCAATTCTCCTTGTGCTAGGCATAGCAGCCTGTGCTACAATTGTTGTGTGGCTTATTTATCTTGTGTTCTTTAAGAAATACTAGGCGTTGCCTAGGCTCCTCTCTAACTTTCGGAGTACTGACATGACCGACAAACAATATGTAATGCTTGCAGCCGAGATTATGAAAATTACATTGATTGTGCCCACTCGTGGTAATCCTGGCATTATTGGCTATGTCAACATAAAAGGCTTTAACAAGTGTGTTGTGGATGCTACGAATTGGGCAGAGGCTAAAGCACAAATTAACAACTATGCAAACAACGGGGCATAACCCTGGCTGACGTAAGGAAGACATAATCATGCGCATCCTCTCTCTTTGCCTCTTGTGCATCGTTCTTATGTCCGGCTGTGTGTGGGCTAGTCAATCTTATGCACAGGCTCATCCCATGGACGGCTTACAGCTTAAGATGATGTATTGCATCGACATGCAACGTTATGAGGGACAGCCGATACAAGATGTTGGTTGCAAAGTGGGGCATGGCAATGGTAAAGTGGGAGTTAAGAAGGACATTGTAAAGAAGCTTGTTGCTAGGATGAACATTTATAAGGATAGCTACGAATACACACAGCTTGTGTCCAGAGACGGGCTTAAGCTTGTATTCCATGATGACACGGTAGGATCGAAAGGGAATGCAACTGTGTGGCAAGATGGGAAGGGTAAACTTTATATGGTGTTTGGGAAGGAGCAATAGTCATGTGGAAAATTGGCGATAAGCTCAAGGCTGTTAGAGTGGTAGACGATGATGGCGAGCCCTGCGATGGTAACTTGCAATTAGATGAGATTGTTGTTTTGGAACGATTCCCTCTGTCTGATTGGATTTGGGTAAAGCGTGCCAACGGTAGACTTTGGCAATATGAACGAGATCGGTTTGTGTTGGCGGAGGAATAGTCATGTGGCTCACTATTGATAAATTGCATGAGCATGTCAAGGGACGGGAAATGCAGTCTGACAAGTCATCCTGCCAGTCTCCGACTGTGTTTGTTGTTATAGCAATGAATGTTCCTTATCCTTTCAATCCAAACTATACGTACACAACCGATCCTTATTGTGTTTGGGTGAACGAAGTAGACGAATACATGCGGCCTGAAGAGTTCATTCGTTGGCCTCATCCATTCATGCCTACACATTTCTGTTTGTTGCCGGAAGAGAGGGAATGATCATGACATCACATGAACTTGCAAAGAAGCTATTAGAAATGCCTGACATTGCTGTTGTGTTGGATGACAGCAAGCTAGGGGATATGAGCGTGAGTTGCATCGAGAAAAGTAACTACGATTATATTGATGACGCTGAGCCAGTGATTAGATTGAGGTATTGATATGGCAGAAGAGTCTAAGGGTGATGTTGCTACTGCGGCCCTTGCAGTTGTTTTCTCAGGAATTGGTGTAGCACTTCTGGTAGCTTTTGTCATCATGTGCTTTAAAGGAGTGCAGACAGAGGAACGTGTCAAGGATGCACAGAAAGAGGCTTTAGAGCGAACAATCAAGATGAATAATTGCAAGCTTACAGGGTATTATAGGCGGAGCTATGAGCGCATCTTCTTGTGCGACGATGGGAATACGTACAGGGAAGACTTGACTAACTATTGGCTTACTAAGGTGGAATGATGAAACACAATGACATTAGCAAAGGATTTAAAGTAGGAGAATTGGAAGCTGTTACAGTAGAAGCTAAAGCAAAGTCTGTGTATGATGGTTGTGCTGTTGAGAGTAAAGCACAAAAACTAGAAAAGAAGTATGCCAACATGGAGTTTAAGACAACTCCTAAGCTTTACTTCGAGGCAGCTTTAGCTGAGATTGACTATCATTTTGAAGAGGGCGACATTACACCGGGGGAGTGGTCAAAGTTGTGTAAAATCATTCGTTCTTGGCTGAAGGAATAATAATGCTAACAAAAGAACAATCTAAAGAAATCCTCTTGCTTGCTAACAGCTACGCTTCATGGCATGCTATCAATGAAGTGGCTTTCGAGAATACAGGGCATGTGTCTAGTGCTATGAAGAAATGCGAGACGGATGCTTGGGAGAGGCTTAAGGGGTGTGTTGAGGGGCTTGTTAAGGAGGAGTGATTATGACTTGCAAACACGGAGAATCAAACATCTGTTGCGCTCAATGCGATAGAGACGTAATTGACTGGTACGAGAAGGCTCCGGCACATGCTGTTAAGAGCTATGAAGCAACTGTTTCATCTTATGAAACCATTGCTCGGGAAGCTGGGTTTGACATCATGTATCAAAGAACTCCTACAAACATTAGAAAATGGTTGTGGATAAGTGCTGATCGTAAGCAATGTGACGGATTGTTTGAAACACAAGAAGATGCATGGAAAGCGTGTTGTGTGGAGAACGGGTTGGTGTAGGGATTAGAGGGAAGGCTCTAAATAATGTGCTTATTGGGCTTGTGTTTCTTAGTGGCTGTGCTATTATAAACACATCAGCAGCACAAAACCCACACACTAGGAGCCTAACATGACCGTCACCATCACCAACGTTGCTAAGTACTCCACCAACGGCGAAATGGCCTATGAAATCACCTACAACGAAGGTACCAAAGTTCGTGCAGTGGAATCCAAAGGCAACATCATCCGTAAGGAAGCTATGATTGACGGTGTGTGGAAGCTGGTAGGTAAAGCGTACGTGGTAGACCACAACAAGAAGCGTGCAGCAGAGTCGATCAAGCAGTCGGTGTTGGATGAACTGGCAAAGTAAGACTAGAAAGCAGCACAGAATGGCCCTCTTCGGAGGGCTTTTTCTTTTGTGAGACGCTATAAAGTTATCCACAGCAAGGCTCTTACAGCAGCCTACTTATCCCCCAAGTTATCCACATTGTTATCCACAGGCTATTGTTAATGTCTCCTGTGCCTAACAAAAACTCGTTCACGAGCCAAATTCTCTGACCCTTGGTCATCAATGAGGCCTATCAGGTAGCCTGACATAACATTTATTCAACATGTGAACAAGTATTCAAATGTTCATTCGTTGCAGCAGCCATGCACAGATCGACGTGCTAGGGGCGTGAGATGTCATCTGTCAGCAGCAGGACAGCGGCTACAGAGGGTGGGTTGTGGCGAGATGGGACGAGGCTACCGCGCGCCTATGGTGCGCAACAGAGGTGGCTAGAACGTGGCGCAGAGGGTCTGTGTAGCGCCTGGGAGGGCTATTGTGCGACGTGGGGATGGGGACTGGTCTAGAGAGACGTGATCGGTGCGCCTGAATTGTGACTTCCGGTGTACCCTAATCGGCCCGAAAAGAGGGCATCTTATAAACGACTCTTGAACAATGGCTTTTTAGAGCCCCTGTTTCGCCATATTTCTGGTAGTAGACCCCGCCCAGCGACCCTCCAGCGGGCACTGTTAGACCACGGAGACAAGGGTGTCTCGATTTAAGAGGGAAGGGTTGACCTATTAAGAAACCTACCGAAAAATTAAAATCGGTCAAAAGAGATATTGTTGATATATTTACAACAAGTAGATGGGAGTGTGTGACTGATAGGCGACTTCAAATTTTAAAATTTTAGAAAATTCTCTTGCAAAGTCGCCTACATACGAAGCACAATATGTCTATTGAAGCTGCTGTCCATGAGCCTTCAAGACACTCTGGAATTGCTCTGATTTACTATAGATTTCCCATTCATCAGGGTGAGTGGCGGATTTACTATTATTGCAAAACTGACACAACCATTGAAGATTCCAGATGTAGTTAGTACCGCCAAGAGCCAGAGGGTAGATATGATCGAGATGTTTATTGGATGCTGTCAAGGCGATGCCGCAACAATTACATTTATGTCCTTGTTCATCTAATAATCTGTTTGTTTCCTCAAGAGTATGATTTCCTTCTGCTCCATTGCGCCGAGCACGACGGTTCTGATTGTTAACTCTTGCCCTATCTAAATTTAACTTTTGATATTCACACGCGCGCTTAATTGCATGTTCTCGATTCTCTTGATACCACTTTGCTGCTCTAGCTTTATCATACTTTGCTTTAAGAACGAAGTAGTCCTCCCGTTTCTTATCACCCACGGATTTCTTTCTAATTAAATTTTCTGAATAGTTGTATTCGTTTCCAGATTCAAGATACTTGACAACCCATTGACTTGTTCCATCTACTCTGTCAACAACCTTAAATTCCATGTCAAGCAAGTCTTTGTGAACTGTTCCGATGAACACCTCACCTTTTGAATCAAGAGTTCTTTGCACAGACTTGATTGCGGCTCTAGCTGCTTCTCGTTCCGCCTTTGCTGCCTCTTTCACAAGCCTATTAGATTCCTCAATGGCAGCTTTCTCTGCCCGTCTTGTCTCAGCTATAATACGTTTTTCTTCTGCACGCAGTTCAGAATTTTTCTGCTCCTGCATGGCTATAGCAAGTTTATCAGTTATATAACCTGCAAGGATTGCACTCTTTTGAACAACAACACGATTACCTGTGTTTACAAATTCGACAGTAACCTCTTTGGAGTTTGTGATCTTTATTACTTTAACTTGCCCGTAGTTATTCGTGTTGTATAGACCATTCAACTTTAGGGAGTACTTCGGACTTTTGTAATCTACAACTCCATTTGCTATGATTGTCTTGATTGAAGGGTGCTCTACGTTACCTGTATCTTCAAAGACTATCCAGGCATGATCACCATCCATCTTCCCGATTTTGTACCTGCCGAAGTTGTTGCTCGTCGCTAGATATCCTACATAAATATCAGTCACAGTGCCCTCACTTTCTCAAGAGCTTCTTCAAGAATAGCGATAGCCATGCGCTTCGTAGCATCGTTTTCTACGCCTGCACCCTTCTCCACACCTTTCAGGTTCTTCAAACACCAATGGACACTGCACCCCATCATATCCGCGATACTTTGGTGCGAGTGTCCTTGCCTACGAAGCTGGATAGCCTCTTCGACACTAAATTTTTGTTTGTTTGCCATAATCACCTCTCATTATTGGTTATGAGAGTATTATACTACGGAAACAACATTCTGTCAAATTAGTTGCAGACGATCAATTAGGTTCTTGACTGTAGTGGGGTACCACTTACCTCCGCGTTGTGTGGGGGTTTTATATTTATTCAACCTAGCCGCCATTTGCGTCAGTGAGAGGTTCAGGTCTACGAAGTCTGTGATTTTCTCTCGCATGAACTCGGCGAAAGCGTCAGCTTCTTTCTTGTTTACCATCACACTGTGCTCGATTGCTTTCGCCCTAGCTTCCGCAACCTTATCCAAGTGCATGCCCATAGGCTCACCGCGAACCTTCTTTGCGGCAAATGCTGCTTTCGTCCTATCACCGATCTTCCTTCTTTCCTCCTCTGCAAATGCGGCGCGTAGAGAAATTTCCAACGGGGAGCAGTCAAGTCCTGTTTCAGCGGTGATGAAATTCACATTAGTAGCTACTAACTTATTGATGAAAAGTTGCGACCTCGATAACCTATCGATTTTCGACGTTAGTACAGAGCAACCTTTAATCTTTGCAGCGTCTTCAAAAGCTTGTTTCAGCACTGGCCTGCGGTCTAAGTCGTGCTTACCGCTCACAACCTCTCTGCGAATATCTACGATCTCAAGTCCGTTACGATGCGCAAACCTCCGCATATCTTCAATCTGTGCCTCAATACCGAGAGAACTCTTAAATTGTTCGGACGTACTGCACCTTGCGTAGCAAATAACTTTATTTCCCATGACTACCTCCTTATATGAGTGAACAACGGTAGTTTATAAAGTATGGCTCGGGTTGTCAACATGTTTTTGAACTTAAACACAAACAAAAGCCCGCCAACATTCCTGTCAGCGAGCCTGTGTCACTCATTCTTTCCCATAGTATTGCTCGTAAGGCACTTGTTCCAATTTTTCTGTCACCCCGAAATCCTGACTCAGTTCGTGATATCCTACCCACCTGCCCTCGTCATATCCTTTGTTGTAAGCCTCTGCAATCTCAGCCTTCAACTTCTCAACAACTCTATCATGGTCATATGCACTTACAAACTCGCCGTCCTCACACTCTGTGATATAGCCACTGTTAGGAATGTCGATGTCGTATCGCTTAATCATTTCCACCTCTCTTCTTCCTTGGCAGCTTCCCAGCCATCTTCAAATCCTTCCGAGTAGTAGTTTCTTGAATCCAACACTTCGGCATCCAACTTCTCAATCCTCTCCAGCAACTCCCGCACAACATCCTCATAATCCTCCCACCGAACATACCTGCCGTAAGAAAGAGGAATCTCCCCGTGTTGATTCACCTCGTAGCGGGTGATGTCGTTAGTCATCGCACCACCTCAACATTATGTGTGGGCGGGCTTGTAAACGCAATCGTAAACGGCGCCCAATGCACAGCAGCCCACAGGACAATTCCTACCAAGATTGCTGGAACAATGGCTTCACCTCCGCTACCAAAAGCACTGCCTACAATAAACACTGTGATTGCTGCGAACAAGAAAAACAACCCCAACAGAATAAGAACAATAAATCCAATAATAGCCATCACAACCTCCAAGAATACGTATCTCCACCAGAACTATATCCACTCTAGTAGGCCTGAGAAATCTTTTGCTTAAGATGCTCTACAACTTTGACATAGTCTTCATACTTTACATAATCCCCAATCTCGCTTTGATCCATACAAGCATATGGATCGTCAAAGTTGCTGGCGATTTCTGGATCATATCGCTTGATACTAAGAGGGTCATTTTTAAGCTTCTCAGCCTTTCTCTGTTCCTCCCTCTCAGCCCAGCGTCTGTCAAACTCCTCTTGCAAATGCTCTGGCACAGGTTGTTCACAGCCAATACGCTTTAGCACAATCAGCTTAAATACTTCATCGTGATATTCCATAGGACTCCTCAGCAATAATAATCAATCAGCACCTGCCCAATCATATACCCGCATATAAACCACATTACATAGAAGTTCATACATCCACCATATCAGGAAGAAGGCCGATGCCGACGAGCAGGGCAATAATAACAATGATGATTGTATAGATAATATCGTCCAGTTTCATTTTGCGAGTTCCCTTAAAATTGTTCATTTCGTAAGCTCCTTAAAACGACGCATAAAGTAAATATAGCTCATGTGGCTGTCCCATGCAATTATATTTTTGTTGTACGGGACAACATTCTTATACTCTTCCCCAATAGGTACACAAGGTTGCATCTCCCTGCGCTCAGCTACAAACACACTGATATCCGCCTCTTTAATACAAGGGTGAAAGGGGAACTTTACATTGAAACGTCTGCACAGGTCTGCCTCTGCCCGCTTTTCTAGCTCTACATACCCAGGAAGAAGCTTTTTAAGTGGGCTGGGGATGTCAGCCATGAATGCCTCAGTAGCATCGTGAAGCAACCCCGCCAAGGCGTGTTCTTCTGGAACTACTTTGCTGACAATGACGCTATGCTGCGCAACAGTGTAAACACGCTGTGTCTGCCCTGAGAAGCGCGCTGTGTGGGATAAGCCACGAGCAATGTCTTCGATGCTATATCGGCTACGCTCAGGGGCTTCGTAGTCGAAATACCCTCCGTTAAGAAGGCTGATGGATGTGGAGTTCAAATTAGACCTCTAGATAGCTTGTAATCAATCTCAGCCAACGCCGCTGTGGCATCTTTCATAGCTTGTTCTTTGTTCCAGTGACTTCCGCTTTTCCATTCTCCCCAGTGAGCATCAGGTTGACAAATAGCCCACCGCCATTTGTCGTTGTGCAGATCAGGTTTTTCCCAAACTATCTCTGGTGGTGCGTACGACATACTTCCTCCTAAATTTGTTTACGAATCTATGGTAGCCCATCTTTCATAAGAATGCAAGCCCTTTGTACAAATAAAAATGCCCCGCACAAGGCGAGGCTAAATTACTACACTTCTTCTACACCGCGAGTGACGATAACAGCTTGTTCTACAGGTTTCTTACGAGTCTTACGAACCTTCTTCGGTACAGGGACATTGCCAGTACGAACGTCTTGGCGATATTTAAAGCGCATACCGCAGTCCTCTGCCGTAAGATAGATTTCACGACCATCTAGAACACGAGCAATCTCATCTTTGGTGAGGAAGTCCTTGTAGATGTCATTCACAAGCTTTTCAATCCCCTTTGTGTTGTGTGCCACATGCGATTCCATGTTGCCGCTATGACCATAGAATCCATAAGATGCAGTGTGAATCATAATCGTGGTGTATGGATTGATATACACTTCGTCAGCAAGCATCATAAGAATTGTGCCAGCAGAGGCAGTGTCGCTCTCTACATGCATAGCAATGTGTGCTTCAGTGTTGTTCATAGCCTCGATGAGAGGAATGATGGAGTGCAGGGCACCACCAGGAGTAGAAATCTTAATGTAGGCGACATCTCCCTCTACAGCGCTGTTCAGATAGTCCACAAGAGGTGCAAACTGCCCAACATCTTCAAAGCCGTCATCGATAGTACACTGGTAGCACTGGTTGATGGGCACAGCTTTCACTTCAAATGGCTCAATCTCTCGTTTGAGCAGCTTCATCAGGTCTGACATGTGTTACTCCTTAGCTTTCATAGCCCACTGGACGGCAGCGACAATAACGTCGCCGTGGCAGGCTTTTGGTTTGCAGAAGCAGCCAAGAGTTTTTCCATTAAGCTCTTGCAACTGCTGGATTTTTATATTCCCTCGTTTAAGTTGCTGGAACAAGTGTGTTCTGAATTTCTCAATAACAACTTCTCGTGTATCCCCAACAGCTTCATTTATTGCAAATGGATTTCCCCAAATACTTCCTCGCCCTATATAAACGTCGTATGGCTCCTTGTATTTGTTGACAACCTTGCACATGTCAACTCCTTAGTTGTGGTAATACATCTTGACGAATGCTCGGCACAGGCCCGAGCGAACAACGTCCTCGGGTGTAAATGTAACAACGCCAATATTCTTCGTCATGCAGTGAAGGTCTTCGTCGCTCAAGTAATCAGGCTCATCACCAAGCGCCTTGTCAATTAGCCCAATCGTTTCCATCAGCCCGCTCTTACCCTTCAAGTCGTTCTGTTTCTGGTCGCCCGTCAGTACAAGCTGACATCCATCACCAATACGAGTAAGAATGGCTTCAAGTTCTTCCTTCGTAAGATTCTGACTCTCCTCGACAATGACAAGCGCGTTCTCGATGCTCATGCCACGGATGTGCTCAACGCTCAGCATCTCCACTTTCTTGCTCGTCAGGCAGTAGCCGAGGAACCCTTTACCCATAAACTTGCCAAGATGCTCAAGCGTCTGTTTGAAGAACGGGAGCAGTTTTTCTTCTAGAGTCCCCGGCAATGCCCCGTTGCTCTTGCCTGTAGAAACGTTAGCACGAACAAGAAAAATCTTATCAATCTTCTTGGCTCGCAGAAGTTCCGAGCCGTGGTATGCAGCAAGAAATGATTTGCCAGTACCTGCACTGCCAATGGCAAACACCACTTGACGACCTTCTCGCAAATATTGAAGTAGTTTTTCCTGTCGAGGATTCGCATGTTTGACAGTAAGTTGATTTTGTTGAACAGGGACAACAACCTCACCTGCAACTACCTCAACTACAGGCTTTTCACCCGTCTTTTGCTTTCGTGTAAAACGCTTAGCATTGTTGGACATTAATTATCCTCTTGTAAAAATGTTAATAGGAATGCCCAACAGCGATGTTAGACACTCCAATATAGCACTAGGCTTTCTTTCTGTCAATCATGGGGTTCGAGCCAGACATAATACTCAGAAGAAAATTCCCTGTCATCTCCATCGTAATGTGAAGAAACAATGCCGTACACTTTCAGCCCATTTTTACAAACGTTGGCATCCATAGATTTCAAGTGAACAATATCTCCACTTCCACTAAGCATCAACGTAGTGCCTTTGCGCAACTTCCATACATCCACCTCAGCGTTAGCAAACTTAACTTTCATCTTGCACATCCTTGTTAATCTTCTTAGCAGCACGAGCCTTAGCCATGATTTCTTGACGTTTCTCTTTAGTCATCACATCACGCCCACTCTCAGCAGACTCAAGTTGCTGCTTAGCTTTAGCAATCGTATTAGCATTGCGGATAAGATACACTTCATACATGATGAAGCTGAAAAACGGAGGGCGCTCAGGATCGATGTCCCAGCCGTACCCTTTGTGGCTCACCACTTCGTTTACGATTTCGTAGAAATTAGGGGTGACGATAGTTTTGTACTCGGTAGCACCTTCTTTAACTTCGGTTGAGATGATGTCGCTCATTGTTTCTCCTTAAGATTGTT